TTTGTTGGATTCGTACTTGGCTTTCAGCCTTGCAAGTTCTGCAAGCTCTTTCTTTTCAGCCGCCTCTTTTTTCTTCCTGCTTGCTTCAGCTTTCCTGTCCATCTCTCGAAGCCTTGCAGCCCACTCCTCATCCGTTTCCAGTGATTTCGTAGTCAAAACCATTGTGGCGCTTTCTCCACATAAGTTAAATCCATAAGCAGTGCGTTCTATGTAGATGAATGCTTCTTCCTGGTTGTCGATATTCCTAATCATTTCCAACAACTCTGGGATGAAGATGTGCTCACCCATATCCTTTTCCCGAAAAATGACTTGCCGTTCCCTGTTGAACTTCTTTTGATTGCATTTCATTGTTCTTCTCCTATACTGCCACTGGCAATTTGATTGTTGGATGATGTTGATAGCTGTCCAAGGTGATCTTGTCAAACCCAAAACCATCAATGTCCTTGACGCTGGGATCCAGAATCAACCTCGGCATTGGATAAGGTGTTCTGTGAAGCTGCTGCGAGAGTGCTTCAATGTGGTTTGAATAAACATGAAGATCACCAAAGGTGTGAACGAACTCTCCGACTTCCAGATCACACACATGAGCAATCATGTGTGTTAGAAGTGCATAGGAAGCAACATTATAGCTATTTCCCAGTCCAAGATCGCAACTTCTTTGATATAGCTGGCACGAAAGCTTGCCATTGGCAACATAAAACTGGAACATGGTGTGGCAGGGAGGAAGAGCCATGCGATGAAGTTCTCCAACGTTCCACGCACTTACAATCAGTCTTCGTGAGTCTGGGTTGATTTTGATTTGCTCAATCACTTCCTTGATTTGATCATACGAGTTCATTCCATCGTCAGCATCCCACGATCTCCATTGCTTACCATAAACAGGTCCAAGGTTTCCATCCTTGTCTGCCCATTCATCCCAAATGGTGATTCCATTATCGTTCAACCACTTGACATTGGTGTTTCCCTGGAGGAACCAGAGAAGTTCACCAACAACGGATTTCCAGTGAACCCGTTTCGATGTGAGAATGGGAAAACCTTTGGAAAGGTCATAACGAACCTGTCTTCCAAAGACGCTTCTCGTTCCTGTTCCTGTTCTGTCGGATTTGTCAACTCCGTTTTCAAGAACGTCTTTGATCAGGCCGAAGTAAATTCTGTCAACGTGATATGGTTGGTCTGTGTCGGTCATACGACCGAAGTATCATAAAGGAGATTTGAGGATCAAGGAGTTGTAACTGGGATCTTGGAAAGTTGTTTGTTTTTGACTTCATACCCGTCAACACGACCGATGTTTTTGTAATCAAACCCTTGCAGGATTACAGCCTTTTGTGTTGGAAAGGTTCCTTTGGTAGTTTGATAACAAACCTGTCCAATGATTTCTGTAAATAGGGCTGGGAGTGCTGCGGGTGGCATCATCTTCACATGTGTGTTGTATGCTGCCAATTCCCCTTTTCTTGTGAATGGTTGTTTTGAAAGAATGTGACTGAACCAATCGTGAACAGCCCTGAATTTCCAGTTCTCTTCTTCAGTGAAGAAAGGATGATCCGAAAAGTCTTTCATAACTTTCATGATTTTGGTACTAGCAACTTCTTTTTGCATTTGTTCGGAAGAGGTGTAAGGATCCCCGTCTACAAATTCTACCTTCACCTTTGATTCAATCAGGCCAAAAAACTTGTTCACTGAATCACGAAGAACAGAATAAGAAGCTTGAGCTTCGGGACTGTTTTCTTCTGCTGCTTCGTAAGCTTCCGTCACAAGACGACAATATTCGTCCCACTGAACCAACTCCAAACGCTCAAACAGAAATTCTTGAAGACTTTGCATGAAAAGTAAATACCCTTTTTCTCAACCCTTCATCTTCTTCGGAAGGGATATTCCAACTGCGGGTGGATCTCTGAGGGTGTCTTTCTTGTCCAAGTTGTTGTTGATCTGGTTTTGAAGATTTTTGTGATATTCTGGGTTGTCGTCATCTTTGGTATGGATGAAGGCATCCGAACCAACACGATGATTTTTACCAAGGTGAGTGTAACCCATACGTTTCAGCAGCCCTGCATTGTAAGCAGCTTCCAAAACCAACAAACGTATCAACTCTTTCATGGTTTTCCAATCACTTCAACAGCACAAAGATCTGTTTCCATCACAACTGTTTCCTTTACCTTCCCACCAGTAACACAAACAACTTCAACAACAACGATTCCAACCCTCGTTGTTCCAACACTCTTCACCATTGCAAGAAATGTTCCTCTTTCGAGGCTTCCCTTGTCAAATCTCGGACTGTTGGCAGCGAGAAGTTGAGAAACCATCTCTTCCGCAAAGATGAATCTCACACATTCCCCCGGCTGAAGTCCAAGCAGCTTTGTTTTCAAAGAAACAGGTTTGTTGTTTTGCTCTTTCGGCTTAGAAAAACGATTGAAAAACATCTTGAGTGCTTGGGGATACATATTCTGGAAATAAGATGCCCTTCCCTGCCTTTCTTGGTTATGTTCCACTAACCCTTGAACCTCTCTCCACAAACGAGCAGAAAAGAAAGGGTTTCATGGGTTCCAGTTCTCCTCCACCAGACGATTTTGGACTCTTGTTTCTAAATTCCAAAGTCAAACTTCAGTCTTTTTGGATGAAAGACGTTCCTTTTGACTTGGACTGCATTGGGCTTGATGAGGATGATCGGGTTGTTGAGGTTATGCACCTCAAGGCAAATGATACGGCCTCTAGGAGCTTTATGCGGGCTGTGAAAAATGTTGTTGAGGTGAGGGGAGGCTGGTGCAAGGACAAGGGCGTAATAAAGGGCCAGAGGCTCCTCCTCAAAAACCCTTCCCTCTCCGATATTCTTTTCGAGGGACCAAAATCTCTGACCGACTTTTCCAGAGAAAAGGTTGTTGCCATTCCAAGAGGATCACTTAAAGGAAAATCAATCACCCTCGTGTTCTCTGATAAAGCAGCTCTGAATCCTGAAAACGGAACGATTTCCAGTGAAGCTTTGGCTGGGATGATCGGGTACAGAGAATCAGAATCAACTCCAGGACTTTTTCTTGTGAAGACTTCTGTTGCTGAGAAGGGATATGGGCCTCTTCTCTATCAACTCGCAATGAAAGCAGTTCATCCCGGTTGGCTCAGATCAGACACCTACCTTTCCCAAGAAGCAGCAAATATCTGGGTTCAGATGTTCAAACTCCAAGACCTCTACGACAGAAAGTTCCTTGGGGATTTTGGTCCAATGGAATTGATGACTGCCGTTAGAGCTTCAAAACTTCCACCTGAAATTCATGAAGCTTTCAGGAAGATGATTGATCACACCAGTTTGGGCTTGACTTCCCCAATGAACGAAGAAACGCTGAGAAACTTTATTCCAGCAGCAACAATTGATTCGGGTGTTCTTGGAAATCTCTGGGCTTATCAACTTAAGAAGCAGCTAAGTTCTGATTTTCTCTACACGGAAGGGAAGGAAATGGTTGCGGCTCTTGCTTCTGCTGCTGGTAGAACAAAGGGAAGCGTGATTGTTGAGATAGAAGAGGCAGCTTACCGTTTGTTTTTGGAACGTTTCGGATGAAGCTCTGGTGAATCTGTTTTTACAGGAGTGTTGACATCTTCCAACCCAGCCCACAATCCTGGCATTGCAGGCCCATCAAAATCTGGTTCGTGCATCGCACCAAAAGATTCCTGCAACTCCTCATCGGTGACTTCTTCAAGTGACCGGGAAGGGGCCTGGGAGGCTTTTGCAGGCGTTCCTTTTTTGGGAACGGATCCAACCCCGACGACTTGGTTAGAGGCCCCTAACGAGGCACCTCCGGTCGATAGAGCCATAGCTTCTTTGAAGAGGAAGGTGGATAGAGTTGTCATACCTATAACTACCATTTCCACTAACTACCATTTCCACAGAGGGAACAATAAAAATGACAATGAAAAAGAAGCTTCGTTACTTGATCTTGAACGAAGGAGCCGTTTCGGGTGCTGGTATTTTTGCCAATGCCGAGGTTATGTCACCAGAAGAGTTTGTTCAGAAGTATTCGGGGAACATGCCACCAGAAGTTCCCGGAGAGTCTGAAACAATCCAAGAAATGCTGACTCGCAGAGTCCAAACAAAGCTCCTCGACAAGTTGATTTCAGAGGCACCGTATGTGAAGAGGTTTCCAAAGCCACCACAAAAGCCGCTGACTCCAGGAAGTGATATTCGTGGAACGGAAGTCGATCCAACGTATTTGGCTGGGGTTCTCGGGAAGAGGTCCGAGAGGGAGCCGGACAGGATTAACAAAAAGGGCGAAGTTGTCAAGGGTAAAGCGGGCGACCTCCCAGGAAAATTTCCTTACGTTCATCCCGCCACAGCAACTGATACAATCGTCCCAGCCTCTTCTTTGAGTAGGAAAAGTAAAGAGTCGGAACAAAACGACATTGTAATTGTTGGAGAAGACAACAAACCAATTGATCTTTCCGCTCTGAAAAGAATTGTTACCAATTACAACAAGCCAAAATTCGGGCTCCTCAAACAAAACGACAAGATGAAAAAAAGCACCACTGGGGAACTTGAAGCCTTCTTCAACATTGGCATTCCTGCTATTATGGGCCTTGTTTACGATGAGCGGGATGACAAATTCAAGATCATCAACACTTGTCCTGGTGCTGGAAGTTGTATGCAGGTTTGCTATGCTACAAAGGGTGGTTATGTTCAGTATAGGGCAAGTTCTGAAAACCTAAACATTGCTCTGAACATGCTTTACAACCGGCCCGAGATGTATGTGGAGCGAATTGTTGCTGAAATAATTCGTTACGTTGAAAAGTATGCCAAGAGAAGCATCAGAACTGTAATCCGCTGGCACGATGCTGGAGACTTCTTCTCGGAAGATTATCTCAGGCTCGCTCACCACATCATCGAAAGAGTTAAAGGTGAACTTCCCTCCTTCCTTCAAAACTATGTTAAATTCTACGCTTATACCAAGCGTCCATCCTTGGCAGCCAAAATGCCACACAAAGACCTTCTTCTCCGAAAATCTCTCGGAGCCAAACCAGAAGAGGAACGGCTTATTGACCCAACCAAAGACATGTTTTCACAAATTGTTCCCAAGTCTGTGAAAGATGAGCTTGAGGCGTCGGGGGCAATTGTCAAAAAAAATGAGTTGGAGAAAAAGAAGTACGGAATTGAAGCAGAAGCCAAATGGACATACGCTCCGAACAGGGAAGAAGAAGTTAAATTGGCTATCCAAAACTCCAAAGAAATCAAGTTCAAAAACAGCTTCCCAATGCTCACAATGGCTGAATATGAACAAGTCGAAGATGATCTCGGAGACGATGACAGAGTAAACGTCATCATCCTTCCAGGAGAAAATGACAGGCCAGCAAAAGATATTCACGTTGCTGGTGTCTACCTCATGTTCCACTGACACAAATAAACCTCTCAGGAGGTTCTGAAGACAAAACAGAAGAGGGAAGAGGACCAAATCCTCTTCCCTCTTCTCATTCAATCAAACACGATAACGAGTTATTGTTTCAGCAGACGAGAAACGTCATCATCTGCGCTGCAAACACCACCAACGCAAGCAAGTTCTTGGGTTCCAGTTGTGGTGTCTTCCTTTTCAAAGTGAACCAACCATTCCCATTGAATATCTTCTGGGAATGCCGCTTTCATCTCTTCGTACTTTTCCTTGTCAATTGCTTGATAAGGAGCTTGGCGGTAAGTGTGCTCGGTCGCTGGCAAGAAAGAAATACCACCAACGGAATCAAAGTTGCGATAAACCCAAGCACCAACGTCCATCCATTCATCTTCCTTCACGTTGATTGTGACAGAAGGATTGTGCTCTGTAAAACACTCACGGTAAGTCTTCCAAATTTCCAAGTGTTCGATTGCTGAAAGGTCAGTGGTGACAACAGCATTCTCTGGAGCCTTGATTGGGAAAGAGAAAACAGTTGTTGAATCTGGGCGCATAACATCTGGTTCGTTTGGTACACCTTGATTCTTCAAGAACTCCGTAAGAGGATCCTTGTTGTCTGCTCTAACCGTGCGAACATAGTAAGATGAATACCAGGGGTGAATACCACTGGAGACGCCGGTCAACTGAGAAACAGTACCAGAAGGCTTGACACAAGTGATGGCAGCACTCACAGGAATCCCCAGACTCTTTGCGTGTTCAGCATTCACACTGATGGCATGTTCCCTCAGTTTTGTCAAAAGTTCTCTAAGTTCTGGGCCATTCGTTGAAGTAAGAGGATTGCCAAAAATCCCAGTCAAAGAAACCCCAAGAAGTCTTTCTTCTTCGCAATTCGTTTTCCACACTTTGCGAATGTACTTGAAGTTGGTCAGTGTTGACTGCCAAGTCCCAAGAACCGTTGCGAGTTCTACCTTTCTAAAAAGGTCTTCTTCTGTGTCGGAAGCAGCAATAACAACTTCGGCAAGGTTGCAAAACTGATTTGGGCGAAGAAGGATTTCGGCGCAAGGGTTTACACCTTTGACTTTGCTGGAATCTCTCCTACCAAACCGATCAATGTGCTTACGAACAGAATCCATGTTGAAGATTCCACGTTCTCCAGACTTGGATTCGTAGAGGTTTCTCCATTCACGAAGAAATTGGGCAGTGTTTGGTTTGGAGTTGTAAACAGCAGAGTTGTTTGCAAGGCTCCTTTGTGGTTGTGTTTCCCACCATTGCCCACTCTTTGCCTTTGCCATCTCGAAATCATCGAGATTGGAAAGGGAGATAAGCGCGGAGTTGTGCATCAAATAGCCATTGCAGAAAAATTCATTCACCGATTCCACTTCAATGTCCCAGGTTTGATCACTGCGAACGTCGAATTCGACACGTTTTACCGCAACAGGGATAAGGGTGTTGTTGGTTTTCGACCACGGATAATTCGACGCATAGTTGAAATTCAACATTTCCTTCGGATATGAGTTGGTATTTTGCTCAACCTCGGTGAGGTTGATTTTTTTAAGGCCAAACATGTTCAATGCGACCTTTGTTTTGTTGTTGATCGCGCTAACAGAATACAACTGCTGCCAGTTTGATTTTCTGGAATTGCTGTGAATTTTTTTGAGTCTTGTTTGAAATCCGCAAGACGCCATAAGGAGATTGATCTCTCTGGCGTAGTTTTCATACACGGTTACACAAACATTCGCGGGCCTTGTTTTGACGGATCCATCAGCATCCATTAAGCCGGACACGAAGGAGAGTTTAATGTCCGTTGGCGCCTCCCACACGAAGCTGGGCACTTTCAAGGCAACTTTTGGCTGCTTTAGCCAAGAGTGAAGGTAGGCGGCAAGTTGCTTTGATTTGGTCCGAACAACACAGTAGTTTTTGTAGTCTACTTGTTGCGTATTGACTCCGAACCTTGCGAATTGCTTGTGAGCCAAACCGGCAATTTCCGGGTAATCGTTTGGGCAAGAAACAGATACCTCGCCAGAATTTTTTGTAAGTCGGATATATCCGTCTCCTTGAAGCAAACCCAAAAACCAAGCCATGTCCGCATCCAACTCGGGAATCACAATGTTTGTGCAGGTTGTTGAATGCTCTGGGCTAACATAGTCGAAGCTCGGCAAAGAAACTTTGCCGCCTTCGATTCCCACAGAAGGGGCAATAACCCTGTCGTTTTCCCGTAGAGACTTCGCCTCTTTCCAAATGTAACTGTCTTGCCCGGCCAAAACAGCAACCTTGTGGTTTGGAGTACATTCAAAAAAGGAATCTTGGGTGTGAACTTTAACCAGGGACTGGACGCCCTGATCAAACTTATTCAAGATCCTATGATAACCCTTGGATGTCAAAACAATGTCGCCAACACTCACATCTTCAATTCGCACCATTCCAAGTTTTGTGTGAACCAAAGAGCCAGAAGGCAAGCAACGCCTTACTCCCCCAACAACAACCACTTCCCCGATTTTGCACATGATGTCATGAGCTTCAATTGGCTTCAAGCGGCGACCTTTTGCGTTTGCGAACACTCGTGCTGTAAAAGCAAACAATTCACGCAACGGCTCTGGGCCAGAAGCACGACCACCAAAGGTTTTCAGGCGAGCGCCTTTGGGGCGCACTTTGGTTGTATCCCACTGTGGAACCTGTCCTTGAACCAACAAAGCAATCAATTCTTTGAAGGCTTTGGCCCAGCCAAGCTTGGAGTCCTCAACAACAATGGTTGTCCCAGTTGCATGGAACTCCTCTGAAATAACTGGAAGATTGTTGATATACTGCTGCTCGACAGAAAATCCAACACCTGTTCCATTCATCAAGACGTACATTGCCTCATCAAATGCACGCAAAGAATCCACTGCAACGAACGAGCAATTATACGCACTAATGCTATCCGCCTCCAGTGCAGGCCCAGCAGCCATCAAAGCACGCATAGAAGGCATAATTTCATGATTCAAAATTGCTCTACGAACCTTCGCAAGAAGTTCTGGATCAACAGAATCTCCCAAGTGCTTTGCCATGAAATTGCAATAGCGATCAACTGTCTCTGTCCAGGTTTCACGGCGTTTTTCTTTGTCAAGCCAACGAGCGTAACGGGAAATGTGAATGAAGTTTTTGTATGGTTCTGCAATAAAACCTTGGCTGTTCGTAATCATTTTCTCTGTTCCTTTCATGAACGCAGAGATTTCATTTGAAACTCTGCTTTACTTTTTTTGATTGCTTCTTTGAAACTGTCCAGAGTGGTCTTTTGAACTTGCTCTCTGTGTGCTTCTTGATCTTGCTGCAAGCCTTCAATTTCATCGGCGGAAAGAACACGAAGCGTTGAACGTGCTGTATCCAAGTGGATCTTGAATTGAAGACCATCAATACCGAACCTATTCTTCGCAATAAACAGGGTTCCGAGACCTGTTGACTTCTGAGTGCTGATACGCTGCAACCCCAAGACAAAATCTGCTTCGGCTGCTTGACCATAGCTCTCAGCAAGGTTTGTCAAGTCAACAATATCCGACTTGGCTCCTTCTTTGTTGGATTGCAGAGCCGTCCAAATGGGGATATCCAATTCCTTTGCGAGTGAACGAATTTCCTGGATGACGTATTGCATTTCCAGACGAGGAAGTTCATATCGCTCGGAAGAACGAATGAGACCTGCATAGTCAATGATGATCATGTCGGGTTTTACACCCTTCAATGACATTTTTTCGACGTGGGCTCTAATCGTGTTGCAAGTAATAGTCCTTGCTGGATATTCCTTGATGATCAACCTTCCCAGACGATCAGCGTTCGAAGTAAAAAACTCCTGGATTTGATCTTGGTTGTCCGAACAGTCGCTAGAATTGATACCTGTAAGATTTGAGTCGTATCTGACTCCGCAGTACCTTTCATTCAACTCCATTGTGTAATGAATGACATTCTTTCCAAGAAGAATGGCTTGAGCGCCAAAATGTGTGAGAATATGGCTTTTCCCGACGCCCGCTGGCGCGCAAACAATTCCAATTTCACCGCCACCCAACCCTCCACCCATGATCTTTTTCTCATCCAACTCATAAATCCCCGTAGGAATTGGATGACGGAAAGTTGTGCTGTATCTGGCAGCGAGATCAACGTTGTAATCGTGTCCGGGAGATGTTGCCATTCCAGCAGCAATCGCCCCTTTCATGATATCGACAACCTTCTCGTATTTGTCCGTCAAGATAATGTCAACACTATCAGACAGGGCTTTCCTCAAAAGTTGTTGACGACAGAACGTGAATGCTTTGTCCTTTACCCAAGGGAGATCATTCATCTCTTCATTCCTGATGACCTTTTGGAGGAAGGAATGGCATTGTTCCCTGATCACAACATCCTTCGCTTCTCGCAACTCATCTTTCATGATCGTAACAAGAAGCGGGATCGTTGGGAACTCTTTGTATTCGTGGTAGTAACCGATATACCTGTTGGCAATCAGCTTCAAATAAGCTGGTTCAAGACATTCATCAACGTTGAAAACTTCAATGAACTGGGCTGACCATGCGCGGTCTGTTAGGAGTGCTTGGAGAACTTTCTCCTGAAAGGACTTACCAAGGCTGTTGAAAATTGCTGGGTTTTGTGCGGTTTGTTGCTGTGTCATATACCTTTACCCACTGTATGGGATGAAAAAGGGAGGGTCAACTGGTTGCTGGCTGGGGATGGGGTGGGGCTAACTATTGGAAGTTTTCAAGAACCAGAAAAGGCACCGAAAAGCGTTTTTGCCGCAGAAAACGCCTGTTCTATTTCCAACGAAATCGGAATGTCGTTTCCCGTGAAGATTTTCAGGTATTCCAGTTTATTCAAAACTGGCTCAAAGTTTTCCACCTTATAGTTGATCTTCTCAATCTGCTGAGAAGACAGGCAAAACGTATCCAAGTACATCAACTTCCAGTTTCTCTCAATAATCTCTTCCCCCTGAATGATTTGGGAATAACACTTGAGAGGACGCTTGGAGGCATTATGCAGGGCCTTGGATTCTTTTATGAGCCAATCCCTGTCCAGGTCAACGTCGTCCCTGGAAAAGGCTGCAAACCGGCTTGCCAGGGTCTTAAATCCAATCCCCTCCACACCCTTCAGGTTGTCACTAGGATCACCAATAACTGCTCTAGCCAGAGTAATGTTTCTGGGGCTTATTCCTAGTTTTGTTTTGATGGCATCTGAATCAATCAGCATTTTGGTCGCAGGATCAAAAATCCTCACGTTTGGATCTTCCAGCAACTGGTAAAAATCCTTGTCGTTCGACACAACCAACTTGGTGTTGTTGGTTGTTTGAAACTTCCGCTTGACAAGATAAGCAATCACATCATCAGCTTCCGTGTCTTGAACGTAAATTTGACAAATAGGAAGAGTTGAAAGAGCTTTGGTGAGAAGCTGGAGTTGGAAGACTTTGTTTTGAGGGTTGCTGGATGGTTGGAATTTACCATCAGCGCGATACATCTCTTTCAACCCTTGTCCGGTTGTGAGTCTGTTCGCTTTGTATTCTGGGCAGATATGTTTTCTTCGCTGGGAAGGTCCACCCTGCTCCCAGACAACATAAACAGAAGCTGAGTGAAATTGGTTTATGAGATTGCCAAGTGCTCGAATGAAACCAACAACGCCTCCAACAAGCTCTCCTGTTGCTGTTGTGGTTTCGTTGACAACGAAGTTCCTGGTGAAAAGATTGAGGCCGTCAACAACCATGATCGGCCTGGAAAGATTTGGTTTGATATTGTTTGTCATAACAGATGTTCCAACCTTTCAATAATAGAGAACTATCTCTTTCCCCATGTTGGGTTTTGTGGTTAACATCAATCCCCATGTTTCACCAGAAGGCAAAAGAATGGAGCTGCAAATCACTGGGGAGTTTTGTGATCCATAACCAACACAATGACCACCAAGCAACATTCCAACAATCTTCGATTGATCTGCGTCTTTGATGTGAACAACCTCGTCCCAAATCATGGTATTGGCATAATCCTCAGTTTCGCAGCCATTAACAATGTTTCTAGTTCCGAACTGGCTGTTTTTGAAACTTTTCAAGGCTTCTGCGGAAGTTAGCAAGTTGAATTCTGTTTCGAACCCTTCTGTTAAGAAATAAATTCCTTCTGAGTAGAATGGACTCGGGAGCCCACTCAACATTGGAGCATTTGGATTCAAGGACCATTTTTTCAAGCTGGGTGTGAGAAAGTAATAACCCGAAATCTCATCGAAAACGGATTCAATGCCACGAATCAGAGTTCCAGCGGGAAGACTGAACCACTCTTCTGGTGTCATCGACCAGTGCTCCCAAAGCCACCAGAGCCCCTGTTGGTTTCTGTTACAACATCGGTTTCAACAAACGTAACCGCTTGCGTCTCAGATGCAGCAATGATTTTTTGAATGACCAACTGGGCAATTCTATCACCCGGACGAATTGTGTATGGTTCTTTGGAAAAGTTCGCAAGAACAACCATGATCTCACCACGATAGTTCGTGTCGATTGTTCCAGTAACAGGAAGCACCAAAAACTTTGACAATCCAGATCTTGAACGCATGTCAAAGAAGTATTGGGATCCACACTCCAAAGCGGTAGGGCAATCAGCCAATTGCAACCCGGTTCGTACCATTGCGACTTGTCCTGGTTGCAACTCGGTTTGCTCTGCTGCGTAAATGTCGAACCCAGCATCACCTGTTGCGTGTGCGTGAGTTGGAAGTTTTGCGGTTGAAAGAGTTTTGCGAAATTTGATGGTAAGTTCTTTTCTCATCTCAACAAAGAGAGTAACAAGAAGAAAAGGAGGAATAAAAGGGAAAACCCCAAGGGACTTGGTTGTCCGCTTGGGGTTTGTTTGAGGTGGGATTTGGTTGGGATTTGGTTACTTGGACTCGGTGTTTACCGAACCACCAGCGACTCGCTTGACAATCGTGGCTTGGCAAAACTGGTGGCACCTTACCAAGTTGGCCGGGATCTGATTCAGGGCCTTCCAAGCGCCCATCATGATCTCGGGAGGTGCAGCCGCGATGAAGGCAGAATACTCTCGCGCCTCATCCTTGGTCAGTTGATGGGTCTTGAGAAGGTTGTCAAGCTTCCCAAGCATGTCCAAAAACTTGCTGTGCCGCTCAGCTTCATCCTTCGGAAGCCGCTTCTCCACCTTGGCCCAAGACTTGAGCACATCCTGGGCGGAAATGTCAGCTTCACGCTCCTTGACAAACTTCCAGAGGGCACTCGCAGCCTCAAACCCTACCATCGAAGCAGTCATGTGGACGAACAGAGCATCCTTGCAGTTCTCGGGATCGTAGAGATCCAGGCGCCGAAGCTCGGCGTCGAGGTTGCCCCAGGCACGACGATCCGGGGTCTTTTTGTTGGGTTCCTGAGCGCCACGAACCTCCAGGAACCGCGGGTTCCCCCGGATGAACTCTCCAAGAGCGGGGTGACAGTTTTCCTTGGCCCAGGCAAGCCAATCCTCCACCGTGGGCTCCAGGTCAATGGTCGCGTATCGGCTGAGAGCCGCAAGATCCATCCCCTGAACATCGTATTCATCACCGATGTTCACAGCCACAATCACACGGGTATCCGGGTGAAGCGTGTTGCCATCGAAAGCCTTGCTGTCGGCAAGCTGGAACGTGGCTTGCTCAACACCCTTGATGGCTCGGTTCAGCTCATCAAGAAAGAGAAAACACGGAAACTCGGTCGTTGCCAGAAGCCACTCACACGCTCGGAACACTGTGCCGCCGCGGTTGCCTTCGAAGGGCAGACCCGTCATGTCGCCCTCGGTAAGCTGGGAGAGGCGACGCTCCACCACCGGAGTGCCCATGTCGTAGTGCCAAAGGTTTCGCGGGTAGTCCGCGTATTCCTTGTTGTCAGCATTCCGCTTCCAGAAGGAAGCAATTGCCCGAACGAAACCGGAATCCTTCCCAAGAGCAGCGGAAACCCGCTCGCAGTTTTCACGACTCCGGTAGAAATCATTCTTGATGGTGGTAGCGATCTGATAGACCACCTGAGACTTACCGATGCCGTGAGCGCCACGGAGCATCACTGCACGATTGGGGGAGAAAGCCTGAACCAGTCGGATCGTGGACTTGATATCGAGAGAAATTGCGCCGGTACCCATTTGTTTTATTTCCTTTTCTTATTCGTAGCCGTTGAAGTTGTTTGAACCTTACCAGAACCAGTTGAGAGAGTCAAGACCTTTTTTCTGCCGCCGTCGTTTTTTGTCAGTCGCCTGTAGAGATGCAATCCTCGACAACCCCAAGATCTACAAGCACTTCTTGGAAATCGTTTTCTTGACACTGGTGACAGACAAAATAAAGCGGTTTCCCATTCAAAAACTTGAGACAACCAATCTCGTTCTTTGCTCCGCACTTGTCACAAGTGTGACCAACTGCCAACCTTTGAAAGAGTCGCATTCGTTGTTCCTTTCGTCTATCCGAGCCGGTTGATGAACAGACTCTATCAGAGCTACCCAGAAGAGTCAAGGACTTTTTGCTGAGGGTCTCAGAAAACATCCCCGACGATTTTAGCCAAGGATGTTTTCTGAGAATTCAATTCGTTCGTTTCAAACTCGCTTGATGGACTTTGGCTTGTCCATTTTCACAGCGAGATCCCCAGCCCTCGGCGCTTCCATCGTCCCGTCCTCAGTGATAAGCCAGAGAACTTTCGTGCCAATGATGTCGTTCATGGTTGGAGCATAACCATCAGTAAAGATGACTACTGCGGAATACTTCCCGCGGTTTTCCTGACGATTCAAGAAGTTTGCAACCGCGTTGAAGTCAGTGCCACCACATCGAGTACGCTCCCACTTGAATCCTTGACCGTTTTGAACAGTTTTGAAACTGTTCATATCAATTTCTGTGTCGAAGTTGACGATATCAATTTTGCCTTCCTTGGAGCAGGCGAAGGCTTCTGCAAGCCCACGCTGGACGTTTTCGTCGGAAACGGAGCCAGATTGGTCAATTGCCCAGAGGAAATTGGCAACCGTGGAACGCTTGACACCCGGCATCATGTACGGGGCACGCTTGTTGATCCGCTTGATCGTGCTGTTTCGGTCCATAGACCGAGCCCGTCCAAGAAACATCCGAAGAATCGCCTTCCAATCAAGCTCATGCTTGAGGAGTGCCTCAATTTGAGCACTGGTGGAGGAGGGAATGGACCCCCACTGACCAGCACGGTGAGCGTTTTTCACACCCTGAGAAACAAGCTCCCGAATGTTTTCCCGAAGAATGTCACGAAGCTCTTCGGGGACATTGCCCCAGCCGTTGTGACCATCAAACTGACCATCACCACCAATGTCAATTGTGATGTTTCCATCTCCATCTTCTGGGTTGCCCTTGCTTTCGAGGTACTTCTCCAGTGCTTCCATGTAGAAATCACTGGACTCCAGGTGTGGGAAACTCTTGATGAGTGCCTTCAAGCCTTCATCGTCCGAATTCGGCTCCCTTCCTGGAAGCAAAAGGGCATCAGGAATAGCAGCGATGTTGTTTCCGCCGTTTGTGATGATGCTGTTGATTGCAAGGTCGCAAGCGACGTTCCACAGACGAGACTTTCTGGGATCGGCCACAGCACGGCCTGCAACGTGCATCAGAGCAATGTGCATCACTTCATGTTTGAAAACGCCTTTCCGCTGCTCGTAGCTGAGCGAGCGCATCCAGCCAGGGTTGTAACCAAGCACGATGTTTCCAGAACGATCACAAGAAACATAAGCGGTCGGAACACTCCAATCGGCTTTCATGGGCAGGCGAAGCGAAATTCCACCCATGAATGGTTCTTGCTGGAGTAGATCCAGTCGCTCCCTGTCAAAGACATACTCGTCCGGGGGAACGTTTGGATCAAACTTGTGATGAACGAATTTGGTAACTTGGTCCTTGGTGTTGGGACCGCTGGGGTTGGAGGTTTTGTTCGTTTTTGCCTGCATGTTCACTGTGGTAGTCCTCATGTTCTGAACACTACCACAGACAGGTCAGAGGGTCAACAAGAAAATTACAGCACCGGAATTTTTGTGGGGGAAGCCTTGTTTTCTTGTGAAGACAGCAAAGGAATCAACAGGGTCAAAACCCCGTTTTCCACTTTTGCTGAAACTTTCTCCAGATCACAGCGATAACCAGCCACCCTTGCTTCAACTTTTGGAACGCTCAAATCCAGTTTTGAAGTTTGGAGAATGTCTTTCCTGGTTGCGGTGATGCTAAAAAACTTGAGAATGGTTTTTGTCAAGGAAAGAGTTTCCTTGATTTCGACCGCAACGTCCGTTTTGGCGCAACCTGGAACGTCTACTGTGATTTTCACAGGGGCGTTGGCTTCCTTGGAAGCTCTTCCAACACGATATTCCAATTCGATTTGTTGCAACTTGGAGATGTCTTCCGATGGAGAAACCCCTGGCAGGAAAAAATCCCGATCATGGTCAACAATTACACCAAAAAGGCTCCTCAGTTCCTCTGCCAGTTTTTTTGCATCCTCTACTCTTTGTTGTTCGCTCATTTTGATCATGTCTTCGTAACGTGTTCCGTTGAAAATGTCTCTCATGTTTTTTTGTTCCTTTGATTGGTTGCCGCAGATATATCCAAGCGGCTTCGGTGAACAGTGTATGCACGGGGTAAAACACCGTCAAGGAATTCTCTAGTTACCAACCAGTTCCCCATAGGTCTATAGGTCTATTTGCACAAAACATCGAGGTGAAACATGGTTCTTCCGAATGAAATTCAAGTTTTTCTTTCTGACATTTCTGCGAAATACGGAGGTGTAACAATCAAACCTAAATCGAGTTCAGTCTTGATGAGATTGATTGGTTGGATTTTCAGAATCACGAAGATTTCTCCGCAGTTTATGACGAATTACTACACAACCCTTGGTAGTACAATCTACGTCCCGGATAACCTTCTGGAAAACATGAACACCTCCAGTTTTATCAGAACCCTGGCACATGAGACGGTACACGCTGCGGACGCTAGGAGGCTTTCTAGTGCCCTGTTCGGGTTCCTATATCTCTTCCCCCAGTCTCTTGCACCACTGGCACTGTTAAGCCTCCTGGGCCTGTTAAACCCCATGTTCTTTTGGTGCCTTGGCTTCCTGGTTTTCCTTGCTCCCATTCCCGCTCCGTTTCGTTATTGGTTTGAACTGAAAGCATATAGAACCCAACTCCTCTTCGCAAGAAAAGAAGACAGGTTGAGTGACACGGAAATGGAATATCACTATGAATGGGTTGAAAAACAACTCTGCACCAAGCTTTACTACTGGACTTGGCCATTCAAATCCTGGGTTAGAAGGAATTTGAAGAATGAATCCGGCTGGAATGAAGGAATTTACAAAGATTTGACAAACTGGATTCATGCTCGGAGGGTGGTAAGGCAAATCGGGGGGTGAAGAAAGTCTCCCCGAAGTTTGATCAGGCTTGTTTGAAGGTGTTTTGTGGTTGGGGAGTGGAGGATAACCAGAAGAGGGATCCAAGAGGGTATTACTTAGGGGAACCATGACTCACTCTCAAACCCCCAAGCAAGCCAAGATTCTTGCTCTTATTCTTGAGGAAGTGGAGCTTTTTCTCGAACAGGGAATTCTTCCAGCCTCTACAGCCCAAACACCAGAAGGGCCTGAAATTCCAGCACCACCAGCAGACACTGCCCCTCCGACCCCAGAAACTCCAGCTACGCCCTCTTCAGATCCTCTCGCTGATATGCCTGGGATTGAAGGTGGGGATGACTCAATGCCACCTGGAATGGGGGGTATGGAAGACCTGGATCAGACAAATGCAATGGACGATTCTGGGGAGGATTTGGGCGGTGAAGATTCTTTGGACTCAGATCCTATCGAGGATTTGATTGGTAATTTGAGCACCCAAACAGTAACAGATGTCAAAAAAACATTGATTGCAGATCTTCAAGCGGGCGACAAAAGAAAACAAGCCGAGGATTTGATCGCTCAAGCAAAAAGTGGCGATGAAGATATTCCATTCAACGTCAAACAAGCTGTTGGTGAAATTGAGAAAACTTTTCTCTTCACCCTTCCAGCCAAGTCAAAGGAAGAGAAAGAAGGGGGAGAAGATGCTTTGATGGAAGCAAGTCTCAAAACCTATCTAAATCAAACGTTTGCTAAGAAAGGTGAGAAAGGGTAGTGAAACTAACAATTAAAAAACTGAAAGAGATGATTCGGGAGGCGGTAATGCTAACCACGATTGAACCATCACTGACCACCAAAAGCGATGCTGGTTCTTTGGACACTCCTGGAATGTTTCCCGGCATGAGTGACACTGGATTGAATGATGAAGTGTCAGTAAAACAAATCGTTCATGCTACTATTTTGGATGTTGTGAAAGAAAATTGGCGTTATCCGGATCCGGAAACCAAGGAAGGCCGGATTGCTGCGTCCAAAACTCAAGCAAGAAAACAGTACGCAGACGATCTTCTTCTCGTTAAACGAGCTTCGTGGCTAGAAAAATTGAAAGATCCAAAGGTGTTGCAGGCCAAGCAACGAATTGACCTGTATCAAAAGTATGATTTGGGCGGTGAAGAAGAAAGAAAAGACCGTGGAGATATGGAGAATAGCGAAGCCCAAAAACAGGAGTGGGCAAGACAAGAGAAAATAAAACGACAAGAACTTCAACGGAAAGATTTTGATGTCCGAGTTGCCAAAGCGGACGAAAAACGTAGAGATCGTCTTGAATCAGATTACCGTGAAGAACAAGACAAAAAAGCCAAGGAAGATGCGGTTTGGGCTAGTAGTAAACGAGATGACCGAGGAAGATTGAAATGACAAAACAAAAACCCCCACAACTTAATGAGGAAGCACTCAAAAAACTTGTTTCTCTTGTTGTTGACAAGAAGATCGAAATGCTGAAAGAAGGAACGAAATTCAACGCAATTCGTTCTTTGACGATTCAGGCACAACAGGCTGCATTGAAGTTTGAAGCAGAAATCATCAAGGCTCTGAATCTCAAAGATCCTGATGAGCTTTCAGATACCGAGCAATCAGTGTTTGCTACGGCAATGGCTGATATGCACGCAAAAATGGTTGAAGCAGTCGTTCAAGCTTCAAGAACCGTGAAAGACCTTTCCGAACGCCCAGCGGAAGAAGAAGAAAAGAAGTCTTCCAGAGGAAAAGAAGCAGTGGTTTCGACCGGGAACACTGTTCATTCCTCACTCCCAACCCTTTAATTCAATTCCAGCACACAAAACCATTTCCCACCTATATCAATAAGAGAGAAATTCTATGTCAACACAATCAACGAACGAAGAAGAGCTTAGAGAATATCGGAACAGTGTTTTTGCAGCACGTCAAGCTGCTGCTGGAGGTCTTCCAACCCTTCAAGGCGTTGCAATTCAAGATGCAACACAAACAGCAAGAAAAGATTTGGGGTTTGAACTTCCAGTTGCGGTCGTCCCTCTTCCATCCAGGGGACTTGTTTATCCAGATCAACCACTGCAAGGTTCTGAAACCCTTGACATCAAAGCAATGACGGCGAGGGAAGAAGATATTCTGATGAACAGAACTCTTGCTCGCAAAGGAACTATTATCAAAGAACTCATCAAGTCCTGCCTCATGGACAAGACCATTGATGTCGGTTCGCTTATCTCTGGGGATCAGCACGCTTTGATGGTTGCAATCAGAATTTCTGGTTATGGTTCTGCATACACAAGTAAAGTTACTTGCCCTTCCTGTGAACTTCAACAAGACCACACGATTGATCTTGAAAACCTTCCAGTGAAGGAACTGGATCTCGACAAAGTAAAGCAAGTCGCTCCATTCCAAAATGCTTTTGAGTTTACACTGCCAGTAACAAAAAAAGTTGTGGTTTTCAAGTTTCTTACTGGGGCTGAGGAAGAAAGAATTCTTCAAGACATGGAAGCGCGGAAGAAAAAGGGATTTACTCAAGAAAGCCCTGTGACGACCAAGCTGCTGAATTCAATTCTTTCTGTTGATGGTTCTTCTGATCGTAGTTTTGTGAACAAGTTTTGTCAGCACATGCCTGCGATGGATTCATCAGCTTTGAGAAGGGTGATGGACGAAGCTGAACCGGGGTTGGATATGACAGCAGACTTTTCATGTGATGGCTGTGGTCATCAGGAGGTAATGAGCGTTACGCTCGGTCCTTCCTTTTTTTGGCCTAACGCCAAATGACATTGTTGATGTCCTTCTTGAACCAATGTTCCTTCTTGGTTATTACTACGGGATGGACATAACAACCTTTTACAACTTCCCGGTTGCTTATCGTCGTTGGTTAATTGAAAGAATCAACAAAGAAGTAACGAAAGCTGTGGAAGCGGGCGCCGATATTCCAACAAAAGGTGCTCATCACAACGATCCCAACCTTAGAGCAATGCTCGGCAAACCAAGACAGTTTGGAATGAATGGAAAAACAACGAGATTCTAGGCAAAACATCTTGTAGCTTACCATTCAACAATCCAAACAACATGTCGCACTTCGTTTACACAATAAGCCTTCCAAATTCACCGGAACTCTACGAGTTCGACGCTTCCAAGTCCCGATTGTCAACTTCCCCAGAACACCCATTCGCATCGCTGTGGTTGACAAGACCTCTAGTTCCAATCCAATCAAACCATATCTTTCTAGCAGAACCTAAAACGAGGTTTGCTTGCCTCATCATTCGTCAATATGATGCTGGTGGAACTCTCGTTCGTGTTGTCGAGCACAAAGATGTTGGGATTATCACTTTCAACAAATCAGCACCGAACCTGATTCTGGAGTACAAATTCAAACCATGAAAACACACACCAAACAAGCTGGGCGTTTGACAATCTACGCTGGACCAATGATGTCCGGAAAAACAACAGCACTCATAGCTGAATTACAGGATAGCCTAGAAGAAGGTCACAAGGTTCTCGTCATTAAACCTTCCATTGACAACCGTTTTAGTGACGCAGACGTGATTTCTCACGATGGAGTTTCACTTCAAAAACATACTGGGCACTCCGTCCAAACAATCCAAACGAACGATTTCCCTTCAAGTGAGCTTCTGAAGAATGTTGGAGTTCTTTTGATCGACGAAATACAATTCTTTGGCCCCCACTTCCCAGAAAAAATTCAAGAAGTCCTTTTGTCAGGGATTGATGTGATTGCTGTTGGTTTGGACCTTGATAGTGAAGGAAAACCGTTTGGTATTATGCCAGAACTTCTTTCTGTTGCAAACAGTGTTTTCAAGCTTGTTGGGATTTGCTCCGTGTGCGGAGAGGTCAGTGCAACAAGAACTTTTAGAAAACTATCTGCCGCTAGCAAGGAACAAGTTTTGATTGGTGGTGCTGAGACTTACGAGCCAAGATGTCTCACACACTGGGTCCAAGGTCAAGAAGAAAAACTCAGATTCTTCAACTGAAACAAGAATCGTTCCACAAGCCTCATTAGCGCCACTGGATTATTCTAGCGCCCTCTCACCCATCCAAACAATTCCAAGCCCGTAATAAGGCGTATAAGCCCGATTCTGTTGATTTAGGGGAGAGCGGCTGTCTTTCTTTCAAGTTCAACGATCCTGGCGGTGAGTCTTCTGTTTTCAGCAATCAAGTTTTCGATGGTTGTCTTGACACTGATTCCTTCAATTGTTGTTGGAACCGTGACGATGAATTCTGTTGCTGTTGTTTGGTCTACTCGTGCTGGTCTTCTTGGAATTGATCTTGGCATAAAAAACCTCCAGCAATCACAAGGGCCAAGGAGCACCGAAGTGTGCTCGAAATGTTCTTGCGTCAATGTTTTTCAAGTCCATTGCACGAATCACTGAGTCAACAGAAGCCCCAGGTTTCCTGATTTCATCTTGAAAACGCTTGGATGATTGAACGACTTTGGCGAGAACCTCTAGTTTTTTAGGATCTCCAGAAAGTTTGAATGGAGAACGTTGTCCTGTTGCCATTGAAGCAAGAAGACTTGCAAAGACCAACTTCCCAAGGGTTGTCATTTTGTAGGTTTCAATGCCTGTGGGCATCGGAAGAACCTTCAAGTATTCTTTGAGGATTTCTTCTGAAACCTCCTCGGTTTCTTTCTGTGTTGGGCTCTCTGGATCAGTCATGGTGGCCATAAGTACGCTTTTCCAAAACGTCTGTTGTCTACTTATCCCCGCAAAACATGGCCACTGCTGACAACCTCAAACTGACTCAACAGCTTCTTGCAACCATGCAGCAAATAACACTGCATCTGGAAAAGCAAGCTGAGGTTTATTCCAAACAAGCTGGATTTGTAGAAGCCATTTGCAAAGCACAAGACTGCTTCAACAACCTTGATTCCTCCAAAATCAAGGAAGTCACGGAAAACCTCCAGGAAGCTCAAGAAAAAACCAAGGGTTTTGGTCGAGAAGCAGTTCTCACAGAAGAACAAATCAACAAGATGAGTTCGGCAACACAAAAAGCTGCTGTTGCTGTCAGAACTCTTGCTATTCCGCTCGAATTCATCAATGGATTCAAGTCAGGAATCAAGCTCTCTAACAATCTTCTCGGGAACATTCTGTCTTTTGCTGGTCCGATCAAAGATTTGGCTGCTAATATTGCGATGTCACTTCTGTCTCTTCCAGGAAGACTGATGGACTTCTTCCAGGGTGCTGCTGGAAGTGGGGTTGATCCTTACCGAGAAGCTCTGGAAAAACTCAGAGAAGAATTTGGTAACTTGAAAATCGGAACTTCTCAGTCTGTGAGAAGGATGACCGAAGACATGAAGGGCCTGGGTGAAGCTGGCCTTCGCATGAGTCGTGTTTTCGGCTATGGAAGAGAAGGTCTTGCTAAGCTTTTGACTGAAAACATGGAGTTGGCCAAGGGGATGGGGCCAATCTTCAACAGATTTGCTGCTGGAATCCGTGGTGCTGAGTCGGAAATGACTGTGCTTCGCAAATCCACAGGTCTCGGTGCGGAAGCATTCAAATCAATACAACTCGTTGCTGAAAACTCTGGTCAGAGAACCGGAACTGCAATCCGAAACATGGTCAAAGACATGGCTCGGGCAGAAAGAGCTTTCGGTATTTCAGTCAAGGAAATGGGCAAAGACCTTGACTTCATGATGAAGGAAACGGCAAGTTTCGGTATTTTGGCACCTCAACAGATGTTGAAGGTGAGCGTGTATGCTCGAAAACTTGGAGTCTCGATGGAAGCTTTGAAAACCATCATGGAAAAGACTCTGAACTTCGAAGACGCAGCGTCTCAATCGGCCAAACTTGCTGAAGCATTCAACATCCAGATTGATGCAATGAAGTTGATGAGCGAAACAGATCCAACTCGAAAAATGGACATGTATCGCCAAGCCTTCTTCAAAACAGGACAAAACATAGAAAGCATGTCTGTGGCGCAAAGGAAATACCTTGCTGACACCACAGGAATGACTGAAGAAACACTTAGGATTGCTTTTGCTCAGAAGAACAGAGCGTTGAGTGGTGCTCAACTTGATGCTCAAATGAAGAAGGCTCAAAAGACACAGATTTCTCAGGCAGAAGCCATGAAAATTCTGGCTGAGTCGATAAAACGGCTGGTGCAATCCGGGGAAGCTCTAAAGGGTTCCTTCCTGGATATGTTTGCGAAGGGATTCTTGCAAGGAATACGACGAACTCGTGAGTTCCGAGAAGTTGTTATTGCTTTGCAACGAAGTATGCGTGTTGTTTACATGGCCGGTAGACAAGTCGGACGCATGTTCATCAAAGAATTCCCAGGTGTTATCGAAATTCTAAAATCTCTCAAGGAAATGTTCGATCCGGCACGCTTCAGATCCTTGATGAAAAAGGTTGTCGGTGAATTCCAAACCTTCTTCAGAGCTTTGAGGACTGATCCTCGTGGTGGAGTCGAAACCTTCATGAAAAACATGAAGAAAAACTTCTTTGACTTCTTCAACTCAGGATCCCCAGCAGGAAGACGTTTCGTTGATGGTCTGAAGGCTTATTGGAATGCTATCTTTGTCATTTCTGTTGCTGCAATCAAGCACGGTTTAACTTCTCTTAGAAATGCGCTGAAATCAATCACTGAGTTTGTCAAGAACCCGAGAGCCTTTTTGGATGCCTCGCAATCGACCGTGGAGGGTATTTCCGGGTCGTTCGCGGGGATGGCTGGGTATCTGGAGCGAGAATTAAAGCCGGTCTTTCTTGAGGCTGCTGGTGCCTTGTGGGGCTTGATAAAACTCATGGCAGATAAACTCTACCAAGATTACATCAAACCAAACCTTGGAAAGATTCTTCTTGCTTACTTTGCTCCTGCATTGGTAACAGATCTTGTCAGAGGAACAGGAGCATTGATGTTCAAAGCTCTTGGGTCTTATTTGTTTGGTGCAGCTAGGTCTGTGAATACGGTTGCAGCATCGGCAGCAAAAGCAGGAGGAGCAGCGGGGTCTGGGGCAATGTCTCCAGGAGACATCATGAAGCAAGCAACAACAACAAGGCAGACGGGACAATCCCTGTTGAGGCTTGCTGGGTCTATGTTGATTTTGATTGCTGGTGTTTCTTTGATGGCAGCAGCCGTGATTGGTCTGTCCCTTCTTTACAAGAAATCAGGTGTTTCACCCCAAGACGTTGCTGTTGTTACTGCTCTGTTTGGTGTAATGACCTTGTTGTTGGTTGGGATGGCGGCAGCCATGCCTGTCCTTGCGGGTCTGGGAGCAGCACTTGCAGCAACTGGCGGAACAGGATACCTTGCAATCATTACGGGTCTTGGTGTTGTTGTCGGAGTTCTTGGAATCATTGCCGAGTTCACATCCAGAGTTATTCCAACACTTATCAACACCATTGGCCCAAAAAACATGGCGGCTGCAACACAAGCCACAGAAATTCTTTCGACCTTCGTTGGAATGTTTGGAAGAATGGCTGTGGTTGTTGGATTACTGACGGTTTTAGCGCCTCTTGGCGCCTTGGGTGCAATCGCAGGTTGGGTTTCTAGGAAAGCAAACCCAATCAACGTTCTGACAGATTTTGTTGGGTTGATTGCAAACAAATCTATTGAGATCATCAGGGCGTTGAACGAGATGCCTGGGGATGTCTCTGTTCTTCAAGCAAAAGCAAGAGTGTTCGAGGTTGTCGCTCAAGGTGTTTCTTCCCTGATGACACCTTTGGCTCAAATTGTCGCCGCTGTCTCCTTCTCCTCTAGCGTACTTCCAAACAATGCTGCTGATAGCGTTGTGACATCGGTACAATCACTGATGCAGATGGTTTCAATGCTGACCAATCCAGTTGATGGAGTCATTCCTTCTTTGATGAGAAGGTTGGAGAGAATGGCGGTTGGCAATGTTGATTCTGAGAGAATGAAAACCTCTGCGGCTGTTTTCACTGCCGTCAGTTCCGGTCTTGGATCTCTGATGGGCGGAGTTGGAACTCTTCTCTCTCAATTCAACGTTTCAGTTGGTGACTGGATCATGGGCATTGACCAATACGTCATTGAACAAAAATCCAATGCTCTGAAACTCATCGCGGAAACCGTTCTTCCTTCTCTGCAAAACGCTCTTTCTGGAATGATGACTTCTGTGTTGAACTTCACAAGGAGAATCAACAACATAGAAGCTTTGAAAGCAGTTGGTCCTGTTCTCTCAGCAATCTCTGAAACAGTCTCCAGTGTTTTGACAGCAGTTTCTGGTTTGCTGTCAAGTGGTTCGGGAAGTTTCATGGAAGGGTTTGATTCTTTGGTCAACGTGATCAGTGGAGGTTCTTCCATTGATGTGTTGAGAGACAAGATGACAACCGTTCAAAACTTCATTGGTCAACTTGCTTCTTCTATTCAATCTTTGCTTGTTGGTTCTGAAGGCAAAATGGGGATCATTCCTTCATTGAGAGGATTGATTGATGCTGCACCAACAGACGCAGCAAAAATCAGAGGTCTTTCTGTTGTCTCTGAATTGATCAAGACAGTCACTTCTGTGATTGCTCCAACAATCGAGGCTGTTTCAAACCTCACAAGGAATGTCAAGGCTGGGAACGGGGCAAACGTTGCTCAAATCAGAATGGTCGGAATCCAACTTGGTTTCATCATTCAGTCCATTTCTACAACGATGAGCAGGCTTGTCACTGCACTTCCAGCGATGGTCGAAGCCATTGGAAGAATCAGCATTCCTCGTTCCCTTTCAACAAAGGTCAAAGCTGTTAAGTCTGTTTTGGATTTGGTCACACAACTTGGCTCTGTTGTTTCAAGTTTCAGAGTTCCTTCTGGTGGAGGAAACTCAAGACAACTGAATGTCTGGTCTGAGGTGTTTGTCCCAACACTGTCGTTACTGTCTTACTTCGCTTTAGATAAAGCTCTTCCTGATATTCCTGGATCTGGTGGACACAGAAGATCTTTTGAAGCTGTTTTGAAGGGTATCAGCAAACTGAATTTCCCTCGTGGTTTCTCAAGCAAGATTCAAATGTTGAAGCAGACGTTTGAATCCATCAAGGTTATGGCAGAAGCAACTAAATCTATCAGAGAGCTTGCTGGGACTGGGATAACAACTATCGCAGCCAACTTCCTCACTGTTCCTCTGCAAAACTTGGGAAACATCATCTCTGAACTTAGAAGAAGTGCTCTTCTAACCAACGCAAACCTTTTTGAAGGAATTCCACAAATCTCAAGGATTCTGAGAGGAAAAGGTTCAATGCTCACCGCCATCTCCAGCGGACTGAGCGATTTGTTCTCTTCTGTCTCTTCCATCTCTGGATTGACTCTGGCAGTTCCAGAAGGAAGCATTGCGAGACTGAACACACAGTTGACAACCATGCTCGGGCCAGATGGCGTGATCGGTCAACTCGGAGAGTTCTTCTCTGATGATTCTAAAAGCTTTGTTAGAAACAGAGCTTCAATCAGACAAATCAAAAACAACCTTGTCAGTGGAATCACTGCAAATGTTAGAGCGATGGTTGAGAGTTACAACACTTTCTCCAGAGATCTTGCAACTCTTGGACAAGGAACACAACCCCTTCAAGTGACACTGAACGCTCTTGGTGATCGTTTGGGTGGTGTCCAAACAGCAACAATCAGGAATGCTGCTGTAAATGCCACAATCAACGTTGAAGTGAAAATGAGTGCGGCTGACATCGTGATGGCAATGAAGACACAAACAGAAAGAACCAATGCCACATCACCAACTCCAGCAAGACTTGCTGCTGCTGCATTCAACCCAGTAGCTACAATCAGAAACAATGGATAATCCAAAACCAGAATCACCAATACTCTCGAACCCTGTTCTCGAAGAGGCTCTTCTGCAAATTCAGGATGAAAAACAGAGAGAAACAATGCGAAAAGTGATTAAGGATTTGGTGCAGACGATGCGGGAAACTGGAGAAAGCCTTCAAAAAAGGCTGATTGGCTAGTTAGTTGGGTGCCTATCCAACCTGTCGATCCAGAACTTCTTTACGAAGCAGCAACTAATCCAACACGGAGAAGACTTGCCATTTCTTATAGAAATGACAGTGGGGAAACACCTGTCTCTCCCGTCATTGATGATGGATATGACATTGCTGAATCGACTCTCAACAGGATGGTTGAATATGCAACCCAACAAACTCAGGCTAACTCCATTCCTATCGCTGGCCTACCAATTATCCCAGCAGGTTTTGGAGTCACTCAGGAGCCTGAACAAAGAAGATATGTTGACAGGGCTGTCAGTGGTATTCCCAATGCTGAGAATGAGCTAAACTCAAAGCCAACCTTCTTTCCGGAACAAACGGTTGTACCCGACACACTTGGAACTCATCAAAAAACAACACAACCCGGAACCAGGGCGTTTCAACTGGCTTTTTACAACAGAACTGCTGTCAACAGCAACTCTGGAAAAGCACACGGAGACTTGCTCGACAGTGTTATTTTGGCAACTCGCGGTCAAAACAGCAACAATCGCTTTTTCCAACCAACAGACAGTTCCGATAACCCAGACAACAGAATCAGACTTGGATCTGTGTTTTACAAACAACCAGGAACTTATGCAACTGGTAGTTTTGTTCGTTCTACACCCAACGGAGAGAATCCAACCGACTTCGGCGCTCTAACCATTGAATCTCTCAAGGATGTCGGATTGAACATGATGTTCGAGGGTGTTCAAGGAGCAGCCGGGCTTGATTTTGTTGTTAGAAGTTCGGATCCAACATCCATCATTGAAGCTGAAGCAAGGATGGCAGTTCCTTCTGAGCAGAGGATCGGTAAAAGGGTGTCGCTTGGGCGGTTCACAGCGGCTTATCAGTTGAAGAAAATGACCGGAGCGGAGAAACCCTCGAACCCAGGATTCATTGACACGGATAATGACGTTATGAGCTACGGCAGCTTCTATAATGCCTACTCCCAATTCGACTCACTCCTGCCAGCAGGACAAGTGGCTCTTGCTGTTGCAATGATTCTTTCTTATGTCACAGTTCTCAATGGAATTGTGGCACTCGTCCGTGTTTCAAACCCACCAGATGAAGAAAGCAACTTTGTCAACCTGACAGCGCAAGAAAAAAGACAACTGCTTGGCGTTTCAACCCTGCAAGACTCTAGCGTTTATCCAACCTCTGCTAATTCCGCAACAGATGTCCTCACTCAGTTTCTTGGTGTTGAAGGAATCTTCACAACCACAAGACACAACGCAGAAGATGCCTTGAATGCAGGAATTCGTGAGTTCTTTGGATTCAGCTTTTCTGGCAATGGTCCTGCAACGGCTGCCATCGCAAACACTTCTCTTCGTGTTCTTTCTGAAAGCGGAAGACTCAACGTCATCCTTAGAGAAATTTTGAGAAGTGGAATCACCTTGGTTGAGATTGCATCTTCTGATTTTTCTGGGGGTGTTGGAATAACCGGAATAGGAAACCTCGTTAGAAAAATTCGTGACTTGAAAATCACTCGTTTCATTAACGTGTTGATGCAGGTTGGAGACAAGGTTTTGTTTCAGTCGGATATAGATGGTCAAACACAGGCAAACGTTCAAAACCCTGGAGGATCCGGAGAAGGTGGAACGATGTCGTATGTTGACAGCCTCCCAGACTCAAGAGACTTTCTTGTCGCTAAATCCAGGTTGAGCACTGGGGAAATGGCTTGGAGTAGCAGAACGGCGGGAATGCTTCAAATTCCTTTGTGGGGAGGAAATGGTAGTTTTGCTGGTGCTGGTGTTGATCGTTCTCAGGCTTCGAGGGCTGGGCACTGGCAAGAAATGGGCTTGCAAGTTGTCCCTATTGGAGACGACACTCTTGGGGGCGTTACCCTTTCGGCAGAAGAAAAAGCACAAACCCTCCAGCGTGACAGGCTCCCAGCAGAAGTTGTCAAGCGAATGGAAGATACATTGGAAGCTGACTACATGCCGTTTTACATGCAAGACCTCAGAACAAATGAAATTCTTTCATTCCATGCGTTTCTTGAAGAAGTTGCTGACGATTTTAACGTGGAGTACAGCGCCCAAGAAGGTTATGGGCGTATGGACAAGGTTCAAATCTACAAGGGAACAACCAGAAACATCAACGTTTCCTTTAAGATGGTTGCAACAAACCCTGAAGACCACGATCTCATGTGGTACAAACTGAACAAGCTTGCCATGTTCATTTATCCGCAGTGGACTCAAGGAAGAAAAATTGAGGTTGGGAATCTTCACTTCATTCAACCATTTTCTCAGATTCCAGGAGCAACGCCCGTTGTTCGCTTGAGGTTGGGAGACTTGTTCAAGTCAAATTATAGCAAAATGGCAGTTGCAAGGTTGTTTGGAGTAACCACTGACGAAGAGTATAATGTGAATGGTGATTACCAAAGAGCAAGGACTGCTGGGAATGTTTCTCAACCAGCAGCAAATTCTCAAACTTCCGCTGCGGAGAGAGAATTCCTTGATGCGGCACCGAGAACTCGGAGCATCGCTCTTCTTCGATCAGGGAAACCGTTCGCTGCTGATGCTTCAAACGATAGAACACTATCCCCTTCCGACGTTTTTAGACCGGACGACATTGTTATATTGGATCCAGCACACACGCCTGGAATAAATCGGTTCCGTGTAACGCTAAACGGACGCTCCGTTCCTGTTCGGGGTGGTAGAGGAATTCGAATCAAGGCGCGTTATGTTGGAACGAGAGTGAGAACGGAAAGAAGTCGAAGAACGTTGGGGAATTCCAACGTCGCAATCACCGTCGTTTTTAAGCCTTTTCAATATCTTGCTTCCGAAAACTCAACGCCGGTACCCATCACTCCATCCAATGGAGGAAGTGATGAAATCGTAGTTTCAATAGGGAAACTGAACGGCGCCCAAGCATGTTTGAACAGAACAATGACAGCAGTCGAGTTGTTCCGAGCTTCTCAAAGAACAGAAACACAGCAAACGAACGAAAACAATCCCGAAGCTGTCTCGGAAGTCAGAGCCTCGAACATGAACCCTGCTGCTTTTTATGACGAGAACAAGAACCCTGTAGTTCGAGCCTTTAAGTCATCTGGAGGAAGGGGGTTGGCTGGGGTTGTTACAAGTTTCAAGGTTGATTACTCAGAAGCCAAGGGGCAGTGGGGGATTGATGGTGGAGACTATCTCCGTGCGCCCAAGTTCGTTACGGTCACAATGGCGATGGCAGTTATTCACGACATCACACCCGGCCTTGACGCTAAAGGGATTATGTGGGCGCCCATTTGGCCTGTTGGTCATAGATCTACCTTCTTTGCCAACAACGGCCAGGATAATCCTCCTAGACCCTCTACTGGCAATCCAAGTCCTGTTGACTACTTTGATCCTGGGCGCAAGACGCTGTTTGTAAACAGGAAAGGGTAAAAGACTATGCCTGCCATTAGCCGATATTCTCAAACACCAAGACTGGAGTTTGGCTTCAGATATGGAACTTCAGATACTGTTCAAAAAATCCGTGCTGCTATCAAAGCAGGAAGAATCCAAACAACCGTAATCTTCTTGCAAGAAGTAATTCGTCTGGATGTTTTGGCTGGTCAATATTATGGGGATGGAAGGTATTACTGGCTCATCGCAGCAGCAAGTGATATTGGCTGGGGACTTCAGTTGAAGCCAAACACAAGAATTGTAATTCCCAATCTCCAACAATCTCTTGCGTATTTGGGGTAATGAAGGTCTCTGTATTTACAGAACATGCTGACACTTGGTCAAAGACCACCAGTTTCTACAGGTGTTGAAAACCCTTCCACTCTTAGAGCACTCCGAAATCAAAGACTCTCTGAGTTGAAACAAACACTCGGAGATTACTACGGCTTCACGTCTGGTCAGGATGTTGCCTCCGCAATTGCTCTCCAACAAGCAACTGGAGACTTCAACAACAGACAAGAAGAAACGGCAAGAACTCCGGATGCTGGTGCTTCTACGGTTCCAGGTGATGTTGCTAGAAACAGAAGATTTCTTGGTGTTCGTGCTGACACTGGATTGTCTCTTGTCTTTGAAAAACTTCTGGACTCAGGTGATGGTGCCAAAAAGGTTCTTGACACTGGGGAAGGAAGGGAAGCAACAATCAAAGAGGCACTTCAATCCCTTCTTCGCGGAAATAATCTTGGGACCACAATAGAAACAAGAGCAAGACAAGTCGAAAGATGTGTCAAAATACACTTTCACCCTGAAGCTGGTGTCTCAATCGAGCCAGGAGGCAGCGGAATCTTTTTGAATGACTTGGGTGGTGCTCTACCCGTTGAAGATCCCAATTCATTTGCCAAGAAAAACGTTGTTGCTTTGAGGGTGGAACATCCAGTTCTTGCACCCGGAGAAAAGAACTCTGAACTCCTTTCGGTGTTTTTCAACTCAATGCCGACTTTGGAGATAACAAGAGCAACTCCGGTGATGAATGTTACCATCTATTCCTCCAGACCTGCAATAGAAGGGGGAAAGCTGGCTGCAATCACTCTTCAAAAATTCATTGAAGGAACATCGGAAGTTTCATCAGATCCAACACAAAACGTTATCGCACTCGGCAGCCAAGTTTCTGCCTCTTTGTTTGGTCAAACAGACCAAGCTTTTGAGAACTACACAGTCACTGGAATGGAGTTGTTTCGTTCCCCACAAACTCTTATCAACTACGAAACAGCGAAAGACCCATCCCTTCATCTTGCTCCAGTTATTGATCCAACAAGACCTCTTGCCTCTTTGAAATCTTTCACAATTGATGTGAGAAGTGCTTATGGTCTTCAAGGAACGAGATCCGCAACCGTTGAATTGGTTTTGCATGATCGTTCTCGCCTTGGCGATTTTGTTGATTTCGTGAAACCAGACAGATATGGAACCTCCTTCTTGGAAATTGAATATGGTTGGAGTCATCCGGATACGCTGGATGCAAACAACCCATTTGCTGATCTTTTGAACCTCACACGCTCCAGAGAACACTTCAACATCGTCTCAAGCAACTTCAAATTTGATGATGTTGGTCAAGTAAACATCACACTCAATTGCATGGGAAGAGGAGCTTCTGAAATAAGCGAACTTTCAATCGTTGGCCCAGGAGCAGCAGGTAGAATCCAAAACCAAATCAGGCAAATCGAAGAAATCTCCAGAACCATCAATGACTTGGCGGTAAGAGCTTTCCCGAGGCCACCAGAAACAGTTGGAAATGCTCAAGCACAAGCCAACAGAAGAGAAATCAGGGGACAGCAAGGTTTGAGTGCTGCAAGTGATGCAACAAACAACCTTATCCTCACCAGAGAACTCCTGAATCAAATGAGGGAGTTGAGAACAACACTGCAAAGAAGAGCGAGAGACCGTGGATTGGGAAGAGATATCCAAAATGCCGCAACACAACTGCAAAATCGCATTACCGATTTGATTGGGAACGTTGGAAACAACAGAGCCCCTTCGGGAAATTCTGCGATTGGTTCTTTGCAGCGTTCAATCAACCATGAAATCAGAAACACTCTCAACCGTATCAACAGCACAGAAACGAACAGAAACCAATCGCAATTGAGAGAGAGTCGTTACGGAGACGCCTTCCTCAAATCTATTCCAAGTGATGTTTGGTCCAAACTGGTTTCCAATCAACAAGGACAACCCATTGACAATGAACATTTTGATGGAGTTAGAGTCGAGGATGCCGTTGTTGGACAGCTTGCAACACCAAATGCTCCTTCTGGAGGAAACAATTCCGCTGGGGCATTAAATCGAACAGTTGAGCAATGGTCAGGAAAAAAGGTTGTTTCTCTTGGAACTTTGATCTCAGCATTTGTTGCAAAGCCTTTGGCGGAAATGACCGCTGGCCCAACAGAACCAAGATTCGAAGAAGTTCAGTTGTGGTTTTACAACTTCAACAACAAAGCCAGCTTGATGAGTCGATGCAACATCTCGCAATTCCCAGTGAATGTGAAATACTTCATTCGTGAGTATTCCAGGCTGAGAATGGAGAACGCTGGGAGAACTATCAACCTTAGCGTCGCAGAGTTCATGAACTTTCTTTCTACAAGGATCGTTGACGATGTGATGAACCCAGCCTACAAGATTTCCGATCTTTATAGAAGGAACCAAAACGAACTTACGGCTGCAAACCCGAGAAACTTCGACCAACAAATGCTTTCCAGGATGAGGGCGAATAACATTGGAAGGCACACAGACTTCACAATGCCTCAACTGACATTTGATCTTGAAGCCGTCCCAGCCGTTATTGGAGCAGGCAGAGGTGATTTGCAGGGAAGTGTAGAAAATGGAAGAGGAAAAACCATCCTCAAAATTCACATCTACGACAAAGCTTGCTCGCCAAACAGTTCATTCAGAGAGCTTCTGTCTTTGTCAACAAACAACTTGATGGCAACTCTTTCTACTTTTCCTGGGGATGATGCACAAAGAGCGGCGAACGAGGGTTCGGCTGTTGAGGGAATTCGTGGCGCAGAAAGACAAAATCAGGTTCGAGATGAATTGAGAAACAACTGGAGGGAGTTGCATCTGGGAGTTGTTCGAGAAGCATCTTCCAGGGGTTTGATTACTCCTGTGAATCCTCTATCCATGAGTTTAGATGCTTCACCAGAAACAAGAAGAGAAGCTACTGTTGAGCAATGGAGATTTGTTGGTGGTCCACAACGACTGAAAGAGCTTGTAATGAAGAATGTCCCACACATCATTTACGGTTGTATGGGAACAACGATTAAATCTTCTGAGTTGAGTACGATGTCTGACCCCGCACTCAACACAATCAACATGCAAAGAAGTTTGAATGCAAGCCCTGTTCTTCCAAATGGTGAGCAACCAGGGGGCGTTCCTCTTTCCATCCACCCAGTAGAACTTTCAATGACTTCGCTTGGTTGTCCTATGCTTCGTTATGGTCAAGAACTCTTTGTTGATTTCAACACCAACACAACCGCCGACAACATTTATTACATCACTGGTTTGACACATAAATTTGAAGGTGGAACATTTGATTCCACAATGAAACTGACGGCAAATGACGCTTTCGGCCAGTACAGAAATCTTATCAGTCAATTGAATGTCGGCGCAAGAACGATTGCTCATATCCCCTGAGCACCAGAAAATCCACCAAGGAGATAACGGTTTTTTCTTGTTGCCGGATTTTATGGGTGCTACCCCTTCAGTATATGGACCCATTTCTCATCAATAAACTCTTTCTGATCCCCGAACCACCACTCGCACCAGAAGCCATCCAGAAGGCTTATAGAGGGCTCTCCCCATCCCTCCAAGGGTCCAGGGTGCCCTGGCTTTTTGCCTGCCCAGATAAGGCGTATAGAGCGATTAAAGGCCATGTCCAAGAGTACCACCGGCAGGTCGCTTCCCTTGACACGAGTTACCTTCAAAAAGTTTGGGAGCCAACCTTGTGGGCATTCGATCAACTCCGACCTGCCAAAATCAACCTGGAGGCTTTTGAAAAGTTTTCTGGGCTGGATAGAACGGGACACACTGGAACATTTAAGCCGGAAGAAAATGGGTTTGCGAGGGTTGTGGAATATGACCGTGTGACCACGGTAACTGGTAGGCTCCACACGGTTGCTGGTCCTGCTCTTTTGCATCTTCCTAAGATTTACAGAAGTCTACTGGAATCCAGGTGGAAATCGGATGGTGGTTTGGTTGTAGCACTGGATTACAAGTGTTTGGAACCAAGGGTTGCAAGGGTGGTACGAGAGTTGCTTTGTGGAGGATTACCAGAAGAGGGATCCAAGGAATGCAATCCAGATATATACAGTGATTTCAACTCATCCCTTCCCCGCGAAGTTGTTAAAAAGGCTGTAATTTCCCAGCTTTACGGGATTGGCTTGGATGCGCTCAACGCTCAACTTGTTCCTTTTGGGTTGTCATTCTCAGAAATTGGGGATCTCATTTCAAGTGCCAGGGAATATTTCGGCTTGGATCTTCTTCAGGAAAAACTGAGAGTGGAGTGGGAAGCAACTGGAAGAAAATTCATCACGAATTTCTATGGTCGAAGGATTGCAACAGAAACAAGGCACACTCTGGTTAATCATTACATCCAAAGCACTGCTGCTGATATCTCTTTTCTGGGATTTGCTAATGTTCTCAGATACTTAGAGGAACAAGGAAGGCTACACGACACAGTTTTTCCATTGTTTTTCAACCACGATGCAGTGGTGTTGGATTGTCACCCAAACTCCTTGAATGGTCTTTTTGCCTTGGCTAAAGTTGGAAGCGTTGAGATTGAAGGCTTCCAGGAAACTCGTTTCTTCATGGCCATCGACAAAAACTTTACCATCCCAAACCCATGACACAAAACAAGCACAAACAAGAAGACCTCGAAAAAACCATCATCAAGAACTTTGAGCTTTTCAAGACTCAAACAGCGAAAATTGGCGGTCCAAAACTCGGAAACCTTCTCTCGTTGATTGATGAGAATGCCGAGAGGATTATGATTGCGCCCGCTAGCACTCGTCGAGAATACACATGCTGCCACCCAGGCGGTCTTGTAGAGCATTCTCTTCGTGTGCTCCAGAATGGAGCAAAACTGCGTCAGGCTTATGGCTTGACTGAGACAATATCAATCCCTAGTCTGGTTCTTGTCTCCCTCTTTCACGACATTGGTAAAATGGGGACACTAACAAAAGATTACTACGTCCACAACGAATCCGATTGGCACAGAGAGAAACTTGGTGTTTATTACAACATCCAAGAAAGGTTTCAACACATGCCAGTCTCTCAGATGAGTTTGATGCTCTTGAACAACGCTGGAGTTCAACTCGAAATGGATGAGTGGTATTCAATTGCTTCAATCGGTGCAAAAAACACACAGGAGGACTTGCCAACGGCAGGGGCAACTTGGCTTTCAGTAGTGCTCTCACAAGCAGTTAAAGCAGCTTGCCTACAAGGAAAAAACAAAGAAGCAACCATTGCAGTTCAATAACAACACCAACACAGATTTCAGAGAAGAATTGTTGGGTGCGGGGTTAGACCACACTCGGACTCAACAACACCAAAACAAAGACGATAGTGGTCACAAGAAAACCAAGAAAGAATAAAGAGAAAACAACATGGCAACTTACGATCTCAGTGCTCTCAAAGCGGCTCTCACAAAAGGCGAAAAAGGTTCCAACTCCAACGGTGCAGGCTTTACCAAAACGGTTTATTGGAAGGCTTCTATGGGTGAACACGACATTCGTTTCCTCCCAATCGAGTCCTCAACTGGCGAACCGTTCATGACGGTTGCTTACTACGACAAACCTCTTGTTGAAAAGCGAATTGTCGCACCGTTTTGCATGGGCCAACCCGACTTCATCAAAGAGCAATATGAAGAACTGCGTCAATCCAAGAAACACCCAGATGGCTGGGCAATCGCAAAACACCTTCGCAGCAAGGATCGTTTCTACGCTGCAATCATCGTTCGCGGTGAGGAAGACAAGGGTCCACAAGTTTGGGAATTCTCCAAGGAAATTCGAGATGCCATTTACGGCATTCTCACCCACAAAGACAACGTTGATGAAGACATGTTGTCAACCACTGATGGTTATGACTTCACTTTGACAGTCACTCCAGCAATGGAAGGTGGTAAACCCAAACTTTGGAACGGTTCTCCAGTGAAGAACATCAACGTTCAAGCTAGGAAAAAGCCAAGTCCTCTCAGCAAGGACAAGGCTCTGGCAGCCAAATGGATCGCTGCAACGCCAAAGTTTGAAGAGATGTTCAAACGCCAATGCAAGACCAATGAAGAGTTGACAGAAATTCTGGAAAACTTCGTTGCAAGGCTCTCCGGTGGCTCTGCCAAACCTTCTCCAGAAGGAACAGATCACAACGCAACAAGAGGTGCAGATCCAGCAAGCACTTCAGACGCCGAAGATCAACTCGATGATGCCTTTAGCGATTTGACCTGAAACAAAATCAAAAAAGAGATAACCCTCCAGAGAGACAAATGTGTTTTTCTGGGGGGTTTTCCCTTTTCAGTAATTCTCTGGAAACCACATAACAGTTCTGTTAGATTGAAGAATAGGAAAGCGAAATAAAATGGCTCCTCCAAAAAAACAACAACAAACACAACAGGCAGCAACAAACAAACAAACACAAACGATTTTCTCCTCCCCAGCGACCACCAACTTTGTTGATGATGATTTTTCTGCTGATCTCATCAAACAAGTCAACAAGGAAGCGGGAATGCGTAAAGCATTCAACCTTGGAACAGATGAAGCACCAACAACGGTCAAACGTTGGATCAGTACAGGTTCCAGACAACTTGATTACATCATTTCAAACAGAAGGGGTGGCGGTCTGCCAGAAGGAAGGATCATTGAAATTCAAGGCCCAACTTCCATTGGCAAATCTCACTTGACCTATGAAGTTGCCAAAGCAACTCAAAGAATGGGAGGAATTGTCGTTTATATCGACACAGAAAACGCTACTTCCGTTGAAAACCTTGAATCTGTTGGTGTCGATGTTCGGAAGCGTTTTGTGTTTATTCAAGAGACGTGCATCGAAGAAATCTTCAAGGTGATTGAGAGCACGATTGAAAAAGCCAGAAATCTGAAAGCCGATGTCCCAGTTACAGTGATTTGGGATTCTGTTGCTGCAAGTGCTCCAAAAGCTGAGATTGATGGTGAATATGACCAAAATACCATTGGTCTTGCTGCCAGGGTGCTTTCTAAGGGCTTCAGGAAGATTACTCACGTCATTGGCGATAAAAACGTTTGTCTGGTGTTGGTTAATCAGCAGCGCCAGAAGATAGGTGTTCTCTACGGAGACCCTTCCTGTGTGTCACCCGATACAAAAATCAAAGTAAGTAAAATGGCTTCTGAACAGCGTGTGATGAATGATGCCAACTACGAGCAAAAAACGGATACATGCCATTCAACAGAAAAAAATCCAATCGAAGAAGTCACCCTGAGAGAATTCTTTTCAAGGTTCGGGGTAAACGACCTTGGCACTCCAATCGAATTAGATTTGAGCGATGAAGGTTATGAAACTCAAAGTTGGGATGAAGCCCAACAAAAAATGGTTTGGAAACCTATCACTGCGCTAGTGGTAAAGCCCAGCGTGGAAAAACACTACCAGCTTGGTTCCCTCAAAGGAACTTCTGCCCATCGAATTCTTCATAATGGTGAATGGAATGAATTGCCGAACCACCCAGAAGCCATTTTGATCGAAGAACCTATGGAGGTTGTGGATATGATGGTGGAAGATACAGAAAACTATCTGGCCGAGGGTCAGATTAACCACAACACAACCCCAGGAGGTATGGCGATCCCATATCACTCCTCTGTTCGTATCAAACTTACAGGTGGACAGCAACTCAAAAAGACCATCAATGGCAAAGAAGCCGTCATCGGAATTGAAGTCACAGCCAAAACTATCAAAAACAAAGTTGCACGTCCTTGGCGCGAAGTCTCATTCGAAATTCACTTCGGAAGAGGCATCATGGAATCTGAACAACTCTTCGATGAACTTCGGCAATATTGTGACAAGGTTACGGAACCCGCTCTGCTGGATGGAAAAAAGGTCGAAATCGCTGGAACAGGAGCCTGGAAAAACTTGCTTGTAACAGATCACGAAACCGGAGAAATCCTTCATGACGTGAAGTTCTACAAATCTGATTTCCAGTCAAAGGTTCTTGACGATCCAAACCTTTTGCCGTATGTGATGCACTTGATGGATGCTGCTTTCATTATGAAATCCAACCACGAAGAACATCGCACAGTCGCTTCCGTTGACACAACTTCTGCCGCTGAAATGGAAGCGTTGAAGATGGAACAAGGCGGCAGAGAAATCCTTCACGATTGATCCCAGCCTAGTTAATTGCCAGTAAAACCATGCTGGCAAACCACTTTTCCTCCCTCCTCAAATCCATCCTCGTTCTCGAAGTTTCCAGATACAAGCAAGAGATGGGGAACAAACCCACTTCTTGGAAACAACAGTTGCTCGCCTACGAACAACAAAAAAACCTGTTTGTTCACTTCTCGAACTATCCCAAGATGGGTTTGTATCTGGTGAACGAGTACAAAACGCCAATTGGATTCTACTCCTATCCACTCAAAAAAGGCAAAATTGCAAGTTTTGCCACCGAACGTCCTTACATGGTCATCATCAAACCAAAACCAGAAGCCAGAATTCTTGATATTAAAGCATATTCTGCTGAGGATTATAGAAGGGATTTTGGTATTTTGGAGGCTGCTGGATTTGACAGAAAGACGATGTTGATGTTTCATGGGCAAGGTTTGATAGGTGTACCTTCAACGAATCAAACTTGAGTGGAATGAAGGGTTGGGAAAAGGCTGATTTCTCTGGGTCGATCTATGACAATGACACCGAGTTTCCTCCTGGGTTTGATCCAAATGAAAAAGGGATGGTCAGGCGAAAAACAGAGTCAGAATGACTCACCAATCCAGCGTAACATCAAACACCAACTTCTCACCTGATCTTTTCAGAACAGGTTGAGCTAGTTTGGTTTTTGCGATCACATTCAGGTTATCATCGTGGAGGTAGAGATCGGTGATGTAGACATATCGCTGATCGAACTGGGAGGCATTATCCGTGGCACGGAGAGAAGCAGACCATCCAGGGTTAGAAGAAGAGACAAGCTCCAAAGGATTTGCCCTGAGACGTGCTTTCATGACATGCACACCTCTTTCTCCCTTGAACGAGCACTCAAACCCATTTTCTCCGAACCAATAAAGGCTGGGATTGGTGATCAAGACCACGCCATTGTCATAGAACACATTGCCGACGTGGTTGTACGTTGCTTGTGATCCTGTACAGTCAGCACGATACAAACTTCCAAAGCCGTCATCCTTCAGCGTGATAGCAACCTTGCCATAGCTGTTTGAAAGATCTGTGTCTCTCAACACGAAGGATCCAGGCAAAATTCTGTTTCCATAAAACAGGTTGCTGACATCAAACATCACGACCTGAAGTGAACTGTTTTCCTGTGTTCTTTGGAGAATTGTTGGAGTTCTTTGCGGGCTCAAGGTTCCGAAAGAGCTTGTCACATCGAATCCAGAGATAGAGGCAATGATTGAACTTCTGGAGGTTGTGTCTGTGTTCAGGGTTGCCGAACCAGAAGATGGTGGAACAAGATCGTAGATGCTATCCAGAGAATAAAGGTTTCTGAGGGAGACGTGGTTGAGCGCCTTGTCGCCATTATCGGTAACGTAGGAGCCCGTAGAAAGCTTTTCCAGGGCCGCAAACCAATTTGGCATAAAGACCCCGTTGTCGTTCGGCAAGACGCTTAATGACGCCTTTCTGTTCGATCCAGAGGCATACAGAAAACCGTTACAGGTCAACTGTTCTGTGTTTCCGTTGAGTGCTTGACCTGAGAGGTTGATAAGCCTTGGATAGTTTCCAGTTGCGAAGTCTCTGGAGAAGTTTTCAAGGTTGATGTAATGGCCACCAGTGTCAAAAGACAAATCAACGTTGAAAGGGTGGCGTGTGGTTCCATCGACAGCTTGAAAAGGATGAACAAGAACACCACCAACTCCACCAATGACATCAACAGACCTTGAAGGCGATTCTTCACAGAAGAATGGTGGGAGGTAGAACAGAAGAGAAGAGTCTGGAAGAGAAGGGCCTGTGAGACTTCTTGAATGTATTTCTTCTTGAGAGAGGTAACGGTTATAGATCTTCAACTCATGCACTTCTGCATTCAAAGGATGGTTGAGGTGATAAACGTTGGGAGCATCCAGCACTGGATCCGTTGTCAAAGGAGAACCAAACACAGGAACTCCATAACGTGTTTGTGCTCTGTCGGAGAAAAACAACGCCGCTTGGCCCGTTTGACCACACTCCAAAAAATTTCCCACCGTCAAAATGCAAGGATTAAGAATCCCTGATTGCTCTTTTGGAGCAACGGATGAAGAGGGGATATAGAAAGTACCTTTTTCTACTCCATCGACCAGGAAGGATCCGGAGCCAAAGTTGTAAGATTCTGTTCCCCAGCGAATAGAAACGTGTTGCCAGGATCCTCTTGTGAGGGAGTTATCATTGGAGAGGAAAGTGAGTGCGGGGGGATTTCCAGGATCAATGGTTGACGGAAGTCGGGTTGCAGAACTGCTGAGTTGCAGCATAATTCTGTAACCATCCGACAAACCATTTGGATCTCTGCTGGAACCTGTCACAAGTGATAGAGCATAAGCTCCCGACATATGAAACAGGGTTCCAGCTTTGAATTCGGAGCTTTCCTGGTTGATGGAATATCTTGGGTTGATATAGAAGTCGAAGGTAAAGGCCCCAGAAGGAATATAGGAGGCAGAGACTAGGGTTCCTGCCCCTGTGGCAGCAGAACCATTTGAAGGGTACAGAAAAGCCGATCCTGTGGGAAGACCACTTGCCGTCAAAAAGTTCAGAGAGTGATAGTTCGTGAATCCGAAGTTGTAGTTTGTTCCAAATGCAGCGCAGTAAGGCATCAAAACGTTTGTGGTGACAAACTTCCTGGTCATATTCAGGTCCAGGTTCACTCCTGGCGTAAATCTGACCACTTCCTGTTTTGCTTGATTCCTCGGATTCTCTGGGAGTTCACCAACAACACCAAGATAAGTCTTGACTCTATCCGTCAATTCAGTTGTGTTTTGAGCAAGCTTGGCAAATTGAAGCACTTCACCAACGTTTGAAGTTTTGGTGAATGCTCCCGTTGCTGTTGTTACGATGGCAAATTGGTCCTTGAGAATAGAAGAACGGCGTGGGTAGACATAAGCCGATCCTGTTGTGCCGGTGATGCTGCTGGAAATGAAAGATGTTCCGGGTGTTGTTTGAACTGTGAAGAACTCAATGTCACCCGGCCTGAACTTTTGAATAGACATTCTACCCTGTGTGTGTGTCTTTTGTGAAAACCCCTAGAAAACAATGCAAAATCAACCTATCTTGTAAGTACCAGATTTACAAAAATCTAGTAGTTCCTTGATATCATTGTCCAACAGGAAGGCATGAAGCCTCGGAGCCAGAACATTGCAAATCAGTTCAGCGAGGTTACTCCCGTTCTCATTCTTGAGTTGTGCAGAGATTTCATTTATTCCTGCATTGTCTAGTAAACAATGCAGAGTTTCATGCAGAAAGACTTCCGTTTTTGCGTCACCTACGAGAGAATTGTTCAAGACAATTTCGCCCTTGTGGTAGTCCGTGTAACCACAAATTTCATCTTCTTCATCGTCAATGTTGACGAAGTTGATGTCATACTTGCGTGCCCCTATTTTCACGTTCATTTTTTAAGAGATTCCTTTAGGTCGTGGTAAGAAAACTTGATTCCAAGAGAGTTTTCAAGGATTATGATGTCTTTGGTTGCCATGACCACATAACTCAAGTTGTGCAAGTGACAGTAAGTTTGTCCGGCTTGGGCCTTGAGTTGAGTGGCTGTGGTTTGCAAATACTGACCTCCCTTGACTTCCAAAAGAACCTTTCTACCATCCGAGTAGGATACGATAAAGTCTGGAATGTATCGTTTGCCGTTGTCGTACTTTATCTGAACGGGCTCGTACTCGTAAGTTAAGACGGTCGGATCCGCGTCCAAACAAACCATTACACGTTTTTCCAAAGAAGACCTGAAAAAGATTTCCCGGCCTATCTTTTCACTCTGATGTTTGCCCCGCAAAAATCTCGGGTGTGCTTTATCAAGCACTCCTTCCTGAACCCTTTTTACAGCGGCCTTTGAATATCTTTCCAGTTGTTCTGGTGTTCGTTGATCTCGTGTGATTCCATAGTTCGGGTTTTTTGGGCCATCAACACACCTTTCGCCATTTTCATATTGGGTTTTGATCTTTTCTGAAATTTTCCTACCCAATGCTGCGATGCGCTCGTCGGTTTCTGCCGTTTTCCCCTTTGTCCAAGGTTCATATCCTTCTGGGAAGGAAAAACGTTTGCCATACATTGGATGGAACTCCCCGCTGCGAGAACAAGATTTGGAACAGAATCTCTTCTTGCTTCCAGGCCAACTAACAACAAAATCTTCCTTACACGCTGGGCAGTTTCTCGTCTCGGGATCTAGTTTCGTACACGCCCTAGAGCAAAAGTTCTTTTCCGAAAACGCAGACGGCCTCCTCAGAAATTCCTTGCCGCATTTGAAACACTCAACTGGCAAAGATTTGCTTAGGTCAATTTTCAACTTCTTCTCAGCAAAACACTTTATTCCACAATACATCTGCTCTTTGTGCGAAGGCAAATAAGACTCACCACACAATAAGCAAATTCTCTCTTGCACTCTCCATTCCTTTGTTTTTCCCTTTTCCGCGAAGTAACAATCTCGGGAGCAGTAAATCTTGTTTCGTTTCCTGTGCGTAAACTCTTTCTCGCAAGAAAAACACCGATAATCATACATCTTCTGTTGTCTCATTGTTGAAAACATAAGTAGATGTATCAATTTGTAAGTGAGTTGGGACTGGGGCCTTGGGAAGGAATTGGGCAGAGGAAAAAAGTGTGGTTTCGACGATGACTAACCGCTATTTCCGAATCTTGGAGTTTGAAAACCGCGGCTTCTTGGCAAAATCGGTTCGAATTTTAATTGTGAAACTTCTTTGATAATTTTTCAAAATAGGTCGAGAGGTTTTTGCAACGGCCAAGAGGTTGTTGTCGGCGTCATACAATCCGATGGAAGTGATGAAGGAGAAAGAGCGTTGAACATCTTCTTGTCCTGAATCAATGACGACGATACGACCAGAGGAATCAGTATAGGTCGGGTTGCTGGAGTAGTTGAACTTGTCGGCTTCAAACTTGCAGAAAAACACCGAACTGTTGATGTTTGTTTGGTTTTGGAAAGCCATCACAGTTGCATCTGATCCAGTGAATCTTTTTGAGCAAATGTGGTCAACAACGTCATCGACGGATGCACTTGCGAACAAGGCGTTGCATGGGCCTGTTCCGCTGTAAAGCAAGGATCCAGTGAAAGGCTCATTGGCAAGGTTGATGCTGTTGATAGATCCCGTGATCTGTTGTGTTGGATCGAACACCCTTGAAGCATCAAGAACAACGATACCTTGATCGTGCCAAACCAACCCAACAGAGGAAATGTTTGAAGTGTTGACAAGAGTTCCAACAGAACCGCCAGGGAATGAATAGTTCACGTTGGTTGTTGAGCCAAGATCGGTGTAAATGGCCTCCCCAATTCCTTGCAATTCCAGGTTTACAAGACCCGAAAGAGAAGCGGATTGGAATGAACGGAGTGCGAAGGTTTCCCTTTTCACCTGATCTCTTGAAAAAAGGCGTTTGAAAGAAAGGAAGACGGCTTCTTTGATAGCAGTTCCGGCCAAAGCCCCCGAAATAAAAGTAAAGGCTTGGTTGTCGTTACCCAGGAGTTGCTGAGCAAAGGTTCGATAAAGGTCAATCTTTTCTCTCATCATCAATGAAGAAGAAGGGAAGTAGTATTGATCATTTACTGAATCATAGGATGTTGTGAGTGCTGGGATGAGCACTGAGCTTGTGTGAATTCCAATTGTCACATCAAAAACAGGGTTTGCTGTTTGAAGAGTAAAGTCTTGATCGTATACTGTTTGAAACAGTGAGCTTGTAACCCCGGCACTTGCTCCCGATCCAGTAACCCAAACCTGGAATTTCCTTCTGGTCAGAGAAGAAGAAACATCATCTCCGATCACATCAACAAGCTGTTCGAGAACATCGCTTTGTGTTCTTTTGTCGGAAGCAGGGTTGAAAAATTCAAATGTTGCCATGTTGGTGTGTTACCTTGTTTTATGCGTTTTTGGTGATAGAAGCTACGAAGTCCACACTGGCACCAGAACTCATTCCAGTTACCCTAAGAACTGTTCGAATAATCGTCTTGGCGTTTGGTTGACCAAAGATCAAGAATTGTGCATCTGTGATTGCTTTGGCGTTCACAGCGATGGAAACGGTTGCACCTCCTTGGCTGGAGGTTGAACCGTCTCTTGTAAGAATGTAGGAAGCCATTCTGTTACGATCAATCACTGGTGTGCTGCCAATAATTCGGATGAATCTGTCATCGCAAACAACCATGAATTGATTGTCAACAAGTTCTTGAGGAACCGTTTCGCCGCCTGTCAAAGTTTGCTGGACAGTGACCGTTTGTTTGTTGGTTGCACCCGTTCCCAAAGACAGAACATTCCCAGTCAACCCTTGTGTTGCAGTAAGAGCAAACTTGGGAAGAGTGTATCTGTTTGGGTCTGGAAGAGAGACCAATGGGTGAACAAGAGCGAGTTTATTGTTGGTGACTGCCTCAAACACTGGCGTGTTCTTTTCAATCTTCTCTTGCCCGACAGTTCTGCCATAGCGAACAATCATCCCATAATCAACCTCATCATCCCCAGCAGCAAACTTGATGATGTTGAAATTTCCCTGTGCAAGCTTTTGACGACCAATGTCGGTCAGCACGGCGTCAATAACGATATTCTGTTGATCTTGTTGGAGGAATCCCATTTTGTTTGTCCTGTTGCAGTAATCCCATCACTATCTAATTGTGAATGTTGTAGGAGTAAGTACACGATGAAAAAACTAGATTACAAGACGGCTGTCGCACGGTTTGAAGAGCAGGGCAGAACCGATATTCAACTATTGGAAGATGGTTATATTTCTTGGAGAAAGGATGCGAATTTTCTAGATTTGATTTACGGGGAGGTTTTTAGATCAATCCCCAAAAATGTTTATCACCAACAGTCTTGTCACCCCAAGAGAGCAATGGAACAGAGACGGCAGACTTCCTTTGAAAAGTATGGAAAGGGGAAACAAAAAACTCAAGCGGGGATTGACCGTGATGAGAAGAGAAAACAAACCTCGCTAGAAAGGTTCGGCACAACCCACCCGTTCAAAAGCCCAGAGATTCAAAAAAAACGCAAAGAAGCTTTCTTGGAAAAATATGGTGTAGAAAACCCGAGCCAAGCTGCAAGCGTTAAGGCTAAAATCAGAGAAACAAACAGAAGAAAATTTGGCGCTGATTATCCATCACAAAACAAAGAAATCCAGGAGAAGCAGAGAAAAACGTGTTTGGAGAAGTATGGCGTTGAATATGCGTCCCAAACTTCCGAATTCAAACAAAGAGTGAAGGATACTTGTTTGGATAAGTTTGGGGTATCCTGCCCCTTTCAAAAGGAAGGCGTTTTTGATAAAGTCAAGAAAACAAATCGGGAGCGATACGGCTTTGACTTTTATCTTCAGACAAACGCAATTCGTTTAGACACTGGCAAATCCCTCGTTGAGTTTTGGAATGAAATTCAAGCTCCAAAGCCATCTTATCACTGGCTGTTTCAACGCGCAAAAACTCAAATCCAGATGAACGGGGATTTAACGGAGAGCTTTTTGGGACAGGTTCTCACTGCTTACAGTGAAGATAAAACCGACATAGAGCTTTTGGGGGAAAGGTTGTTTGGAGTCGCTCGCTTCAACTGTAAAGCAACTCCAATCTTACCATTCAAGCCTGATTTCAAACTCTCAGAAAAGGTATTTGTAAACGTCGATGGTTTGTATTGGCATTCTGCGGCTAGGAAGCCGGAAAAGAATTCGCACATGCGCCTTAGAGAGGGAATGGAGAAGGTTGGACTTACCATTTTGCAATTTCGAGAGGATGAAATAAAAAAGAAGCCCGAACTGGTTTGTTCAATGGTCAAAAACAAGCTGGGCATGATAACCGCGAAGATATTTGCGAGGAAAACTAATGTTTTTGAGGCAACACAAAAGGAAGTGGATTCTTTCTTGGAGGAGAACCACCTAATGGGGAAAACCAGGGCCAAACACCTTGTTCTGAAAAACGACCAAGGTAATCTCGTTGCTGTTATGTCCTACAAGGTTTTTTCCGGTGAAGTTTGTCATATCGAACGATTTTGTTCTTTAAGGGAAACCATTGTTGTTGGAGGATTTTCGAAGCTGCTGAATGCACTTGAGATTTTTGTACCAAATATGAAAGAAATTCATTATTGGGTTGACCTTCGCTATGGATCTGGTACGCATTTGGAGCAACAGGGTTTTGTAAGGGTTCGAGAAACTTTGGGGTGGAAATGGACGGATGGCGTTTCTACGTTCAACAGACTGAAATGTAGGGCTAATATGGATGAACGGAAATTGTCTGAACGGGAGCACGCAGAAGAATTGGGGTGGGTGAGAATTTATGACGCTGGTCAGCGTCTATTCGTCAAAACGATATGACAACATTCTGGCTCGATATATCGAGGAAACCCATTTTTTGTTCCTATATTCTTTCTTTGTAGCTGTAAATACCGACCTGACCATTTCTCATGACGAACTTCTTCCATCCGTCACAACAACATCCACAAATTGATCTTCTTGCAAGTCTGTGTTGATCAACTGAATTCTGTATTTGTTGTCTGGTCCGAACTCGATCAGTTTTGTGTTTGTTGTTGAGCCTTGTCTTGAGAGTTCATAGAACTCTGGATTAAAGACAACGGTCATTTGGCTGTATCCTTCGTTTTTGATTGTGTCAACGAAGGTGTCTCTGTTGAGGTAGAGATTTGGATATGGTTTTGGGGCACCAGGGCCAGAAATATCCACACGATCAATGGTGTTCCTGCGTTTATCAAACTTCACACCAATCTGATTGCTGTAACCCGTTGTAACCCCGTGAGCATCAACAGCGGCGACCGCGTAAATGTAGTATTTCTCTTTGTTGAAATCCTCGTCAATAAAACAAGTCGGGGTGAATACGTTTAGTCCTCTCAGGTTGTTTTCATTGACAACCAAATCGGCTTCTATGGTATCTTCCCCTTGAAGGAATTTGAAGACGCCTCCTGAGCCTTGTGGTGGCCTGGAAAAGAATGTTCCTTCCCCGTTTTGGAGATCGTTGAACTCATGCATTCTAACCAACTCAAATGGACGTTGAACTGGCCTGAGCTTGTCATTGTTTTCTCGCCTGAAGATTTGAAAGTATTTGATATGCCGTCTTGTGTCGATTGGGAAGTTCCAAGTGAGTACAGGTTTGTCAAGTCCATAATCCCAGCGAACAAAGAAATCTGTTGGCGGTTCAGAAGGCTTCCTATCCACACAAGAAACCACGGCGGAAGTGGTTTGACTGCCAAGAAGATAAAGAGCAAGAACATTAACTTTGCTTGTTGAATCGAAAGCGAGTGTTTCAACACCCGTAATCACTTTGATTCGATAGAGGTATTTCTGGTTGTATGCTACCCTGGTATCAAAAAACTCTGTTGTGTCAGACTCTTCAATCACATACTCGGTTTTTTCAACAAGGCTTCCGTTTTCCAGAATTCTATGTCTTTCAATGATGTAGCCAAGAGTTCCAAACACTGTTCCGGATTCCTGGTTTTGTTCTGCTGACAACAATCGAACGGGCGTAAGAAGATTCAAGTCATACTGACTCCCGACGAACTTGTTTAGTTGTGGTTTTATGCTGTTTTGTTCATCAAACAGTGAAGAGACACTGGAAATGATTTGGTTGGTGGAGGGAGTGAGTGTATCCGTTGTTGCCTTGTCGTGCATCAGTGTTCCAAGAACTTTTTTGGAAACCGACACACCAACCTTAACCTGCTCCAGCCTATCTGAAAGGTCTTCTGGGGTTGCTGTGGTTGTTGTGTTTTCACTTTGGGCATAGTTCAGGTACCTCAACAAGAATTCTTGACTAACACCTTCGGGTGTTGCATTGTGGAGATCTCTCACTGCGTCAACCAACCCAAGTCCCGCACGACCAACACCAAGCTGCTCAAACAATTCACTGAGATACCTTCTCCTTTCAGAAACAAAACTCATCTCCTGTTGGTTGTACCTCCCAAAGAAAGAAGAACACAAATCCTGTTCGTTGATGATTTTGTTTTTGTTGTCCGCAATGGAGATAACAGCAAATTTCTGTTGGTTGTTGGAAACTTTGTTCCATTTCAGACGAACGTATCTGGGCACTGTTCTGGAGAATTCAACGGAATTCTGAGCTGATGTTGTTGTTTGGGAAGAGTTGGTTAGTTCATCAGGGCGAAAGAAGTTGTAAACAAACTCCGCTGTGAAGGATGTGATTTCGGGAGTATCTGTTGTTGTTACGGGAACAGATGGCAATGATTGAATGTTGGTTGTCATACTTCCACCGAAACAAAGTAGCTGTCCATAGAAAAAGCCTCTGGGATTTTGTAGACCTCCCCTGTGGTTGGATCAGTCACTACCCTTCTGGAGCTATAAAGCCCCTCCAAAATCCTCTGAGTGTCTTCATTTTGCCTCATCGCAACAACGTCAATGGGAAATTGATCCGGGTTGACCGCCATGAAAAACACCCTGTCATATTCCTTGCTACGCAACACTGTCTTTGGAATATCGTTCGTCAAACCCAAGATGACTTTCTGTGCATCTGTTCCTTGTGGAAAAGAGTTCAGAAGTGGAACGTATTCCGGAGACATAAACCTGGACAGGGAAAGATTCCCAGCCAAAAGCTGCTTGGAAAATTCTTCCGTCTCCTTCTCGGTGTATTCAACAAACACTTCTTCCGAAGGATTCAAGCCAGTTGCAAGGTTTTGATAAAGCCCAAGCAGCCAGCTTGTAAACAAGTTTTCCACAGCCTGACGATTAGTCCCAGCAATACCATCCCGAACAGACTCCGCAACAACCGTAGAATACGGCAAATCTTCATCAAAATCGTAGTATTGGAACAACTCAACTAAATCGGAATAAGGTTTTCCAGCCAAGGAAACAGATGGGTATGAATCAAAACCCTTCGGAAAAAGAGAAAGATCAAATTTCTTTGACAGGGGTTTGTAAATGATTCCTTCATCAACCTTGTCCAATCTGTGAATGAAGAATGTAACGAGATCATTGCTGGAGTTGGTGTTTAGCTTCCCAGCGAATGCTTCATCGGTTTTGATTGGCATTCCAAGGACGGAATTGACAAAGTTTTTTGGAACGCCAACGGAAAGAATTTTGGTTCTTTCTTGTTTGAAGAGGTTGTTGGACAGGAGAGCTGCCTTCAAAACCATCCAAGAGTTTGCAGAAATTGGTTTTGCGTTTGGAAGATAGAATTCCAGTGCTCGATTGTTGGTTGGATTGTATCCAGCCCTTTTATCAACAATTCCCCTGAGAATTCCTTTTGCCAACCTAGCAGTATTCGCTGTGATGACATCTCCAGGGTTTGTTGAACGAAACAGAGAAATCTCAAGGTTGTTCGGTGCCGACACTCTTCCAAGAGACTCGTTCAACTGGGTGAAAAACTGAAGAATGTTGGCAATGTTCACTTCCTCCTGCACGAGCGCACTAGAAACATTTGTCAGTGTTTTTTCGTTCGTCTTGTTTCCGGCAATGAAGTTGGAAATGTTAGTGTTGATTGCTGTCAACTCTTCTGGGTTGAAATCTACTTCGAGGAACTTGGAAGATTCTTGTCGGCCTCCAACAGAATCTCTCAACCCAAAAGACATGTTTTTGTTTGCAAACCTTTGAGCAACGGCACAAAAAAGCTCAAACACGAAGAGAACCAAACCTGTTGTGGTGATTCCGTTGAATCGTGTTACGGAAGATCCATCAACCAAATAAAAAACAACCTCATTTCCACTACACGCAGAGAAAATAGCTTTGACAACATCCGAAACTCCCTTGAAAAGGTTCGGAGTGGTTCTCAAGGAGAATGCCAAGCTTTCAAACTGCTGGAGTTGGATTTGGGCAACGTTGGTTTTTCCCTGGAAGGAGTCGGTCAGAGTTTTTGTGTTTGCCACCAGGAGGCTTTTTACGGCTTCCATTTGGACTTCTATGGCCTTGGGTATACCCGACTCGTTCAAGGGCTCAGAAAAGCCTTGTAGGGGCTCCTGTGATAGTTCTGAGAACAAGAGGTCTCGGAATTTGTCCGTGTTGGTTGCATCGACCGTGACGGTTGGTCTTGTGTCGTAAAGAAGAACCAGTAGCAACAGTTTGAAAACCTCGAATCTAACCTTTGGTTTATCTGCACCAAGCAGGAACAGGGCAAAGGATAGAATTGCCGTTGCGTCGTTGTTGTTTTTTCTTACGAGAGTTTGAGCGGATTGGTATGACTCCAAAACGCTCTTGAACAAATCAATTGGGTCGAGCAGTTTCGATGTCTGATCAAGTTTTGATTGCTCCAACAGGAGTCTGTTGAAAACGGTTTGTGCTCGTGCGAGCCTTTCAGAGAAAGATTCACGGTATGATTGAAGAATGGTGAAATCTCCATTGAGAACACCATCACCAAAATAAGCAGAACCTGGGATGAAGACCGTTTGACCATCCCCGTTCACTTGACGACTTTCATATGGCAAAACAACCGCGTTTTGTTGTCCTGTCCTCAAGAAAAACAAGGAAGATAGACTGTTTCTTCCTCCCGGTGAGAGAAAGATATCAGATGGCGGCGTTCCAATGATGTTATCAAAAGGGTTTCCTTTGTCGCCAAATCCAAAAAACTCTGATTCTTGTGGAAGTTTGTATTTTCCCAAGCCCTTTGACACTCTTAGTTCCCTGCTCAAGAGATTTGTGATGAATTTGATTCGATCTGTTGTTGCAGATGGAAGAGAACTGACAACTGTGTTGAAAGAGGAATAGGTGTTGATGTATCTTCCTCGAACAAGACTTGGAGAATATTTCAGCCCGTCACCATAAGTCAAATCCAGGGTAATGGGGTCTTGTGCGTTCTGCTTTTTAAGCGTGTTGGTTTCGGTGGAACGATCATTGTCGGTAAACCCATCAACCAAACCGAATGAGCACTTCTGGAGCATTCCACTCAGGTCCGAGAGAAGTTGATAAGCAACCTTGGTATCAGAAAAACCAGAGTAAGCCCTTTCGGAAAACAGCAGCTTTTGAGTCATGAAACTTTTCACGTCAGTGAAAGGTCGTGCAAACCTGTTCGTGTTTTCCAGGATTGCTTTCAGATCAAGGGCACGTTGTAACTCCTTGTTCTTCCCGATCAAGGAATCCATTCCAGCAATGGTTCTTTCAACCGAAGCAATATCATCGTTCAATCTTTTTCCAACAGCTTCCAGTATTCCTTGAAAGCCATTGTCGCTGCTTGCTCTGTTTAGAATAAGGTAACGACGGTATGTGTCGCGCACCAAAGAAGATTGATAAAGGTCATCAAGATAAACGCCAAACCGCGTTTGACTTTCTCCAGCTTGGGAAAATGTTGGGATGAGGCTGGTGCTTAAAAGGATTTCTGGCCTAACAGAGGCAACAGTCGGAATGACTTGCCCGTTTCGGTATGTGTATGTCTCCAGGGAAAGGACTTCCTCTTCAAAATCTACACGAGACAGTTCGGATCTTGTTGGCGGGAAAAAAACAGGAGTGGCAACAGGAGGATTTCTAACTCCTTGCATTGCAACAACAGGATTAAGTGGTTGAACGTTTTGGTCTACCGACGTTATTCTTTGGCGAGCTTGTGGTGTGAAGGAAACAACTGTCCCTTGTTGTGTTTCTGTTAAAGGTTGAATGGCGGGTTGTCTTTGTTGAGGGGTAAAGGTTGTCACCGTTCCCCTTTGTGTGTCGGTTTGGGGCTGCAAACCACCATTTGGTGCTGAAGGGATGAACGTCGTCACAGATGTTTGTGGTGCTGGCTGAATTTGAATCCCACCAAACTTTGTTCCCCTTGTTGTTGTTTTTGCCATTGATCAAACGCTCACTTCCACGTCATTTGTTCGAACACTTGTTCCAAGTATCATATTCTTAAAGAACTGAGGTGTAATGATGTAGCGAAACAAACCAGTCTCAGTAAGCCTCACTTCATCCACAAACAGATAAGAGTTTTTGGAGTTGATTCCATGAACAACTCCGGAGAGATCCATTTCCCCCGTAACGACATTTTGTCTTCTGACGATGAAATGGCTGATTTGTTCTTGTTCGCCGTTAATTGACCAAGAAACTTCCACAAGCTTCTTGTTGAACACTGAAGCACGTTGGTTGTTTATTGAAGGGCTCGGCGGCTTTAATTCAACCTGAAGGTAACTCACGTCAGTGACATCACCAAAATCAAACTGCTGGAGCCCTATGAGGTTGGTAAATTCATTTCCTGATTTCTTTGGGTTGGTTCCCGTCAGAAGTCCAAAAGGATGAAGAGAGTTGAACGGAACAAGGGAATATTCCTTGTCAGCACCATTGTTTCTCGGCGTTGACTGTTTCGTAATTTCAACACTGGAAAGGAGCGTGTCTGGTGTTCTGACAAAGGTCGTTAGTTCGTATTGATACGATGATGGTTTACTGAGGAGTCCGTATTTTGTCGTACTTTGAACGAATGTCCCATCGACATATCCGAGAAAGGAGACATCGTTTGTTTCCAGGTCACGAAGTTCTACCTTTGTTATCAGAAGGTCTTTGAGGTTTTCTCGTTGAATGTCACTACCGTAATACTCCAGCAGCCCTTGCCCAAGAAGAAATTCTCTAACCCCGTCTTCAAGTTTTTTTGTCACTGCGTATGAGACTTGAAAGGAGACATCAAAAAATTGGGTGTTGTTCCCTGGCAACTGAACAGTTGTGACTGTTGGGGTTGTCACAGAAACCGCGGCGTAATCCCTTGTTTTTGGTCTATACACAATCTCTACAGAAGCATTGGTTGGGACAATGTTCCCACTGGTGTCTGTCAACTCACAAAAATACCGATATGATTTCCAAGGAACAAGGTTGGTGTCAAGAAATGTCAGTTGATTAGTAGAAGCGCCACCAGCAACTAAAAAATCCACCAAGCGTACTTCTTCTTCCTTTCCAATTTCTTCTCGAAACAACGAAACGACCGAGGTGTTTTCTGGGAGTGAGGAGATGGAGAGGTTAAGTCCCGTGTCTGTGATTTTTGATCGAAGTGAGATGAATTTGAACCTTGTGTCGGATGTGGCTGTTGGTTCAAGAACTTGACCGGAAAACACGCCTCCGATTCCAAGATCATTGTAGGCAACGGCACGATAAAGTGTGGTTGATTGGGATGTGTCTGGGATTATGATTGTTCTTTCTTCTGGAAAGGGCACACTCACAACGGAGACGACTTCCTGCCTTGGTGTGTTGTCCATTTCTGTTTTGAACAGGGTAACGGTTGTAGCATATCTGTCCATCTGTTTCACAGAGGCAACCAGTAATCCATCCTGTCTCCTGTTGATTTGAAAAGAAGGAGGAACTTGAACTCTTGTCAGAATGGCTTGGTTGGTTTTGTGTTTAACGAAGCCCACCTCTTCTTGAATCAAAACACCATTGCCATCCAGAAGACTAACCAACAAAAAGAAGTCATCGGTTCCTATTGCTGTTTCATAGAAAAACAATGGCAACTCAATTTCCACAACAGTCAATTCTGACTTGCTTCTTGCCAACACGGTTGGATTTGTTGGTGGTTGTGAAACAGTGGGTGAAGCAACCAAGGAAGAAGCCACTGGGTTTATTGGTCTGCTGAATTGACTTGGTGTTCCATTGTTGGTTTGAAGCGCAGTTGGTCTTGCCCAAACCCTTTGACTTACAAGAGAGGCTGGATCTTGTTTCTGATTGGAGATCGCTTCTAAACACAGTTGTGGAATGGTTGTATCCGCCTCCAGTCTGACACCAGCCGATTCACCAGTTGATGCAAACACGGAGTTTTTCACACCACTGGAAAAATTGGTTCCTTCTTTGATGTAAGAAATTCCTGTTCCAAACTTGGTAATGAGATCTTGAATTCCGTAGGAGTCCGTGGTAAGATAATCGTTTCTTGTTTGACTAATCTTTGTGGAAGTCGCAATCGCTCTTGATTGAATACTCCTAACAAGGCTTGTACTGCTTACACCAGACAACCCAGAAACAGATGAGTTGTTGTCGGTGCTGGAAAGAACACTCGTACTGAAGGAATTTTTGGGGTTGGTCCTGTATGTTCTGACAACAAGAGAAGCGGCGCGAGAAGATTTCACTAACTCTTTGTTGATGTTGACCGAAAGAAGATAGGAAAAACCTTTGGAGTTTATCTCTTCCAGCGTGAGGAAGTCTGTTGGTAGAGAGAGAACCGACAAGGCTCTAAGTTTGACCTGCATGGTCTCAATAGGTAGCTAAAATTCGAGTTCCCAGGGCTCTAGCCACCATTCCGCATCTCCAGGTAACACTGAATCAGGAATGGCGTGGATAAACTCCCAGCCCATATCTTCTTTTTCTTCACACTTGGAAGATGAGTGAGAACATCTGAAGGAATTTTTCACTCCCCGTTGCATCGAGCATAACCTTGCCAACAAAATAAACATGGATCCTCGTTGTTGATGCAATGATGTCTGGATTCAAAGGAACTGGGACGGCTTCTGGGAATAGAGGCGGATCCGTTTTCTTGATGGTAAACACACCGAAATCAACAACGTCCAGTTTGCTCACCTTGCCATTTGCGATTTCGAAAACTTGTCCCATCAACCTGTTGGTGATTGAGGTTTCGGAAAAGTATACAGTGTCTCTTTGTAGCGGTACTCTTCTCTGCACGGTTCCATCATTCACAACCGTGTTTTGAAATTCAGCCTTCAAATCTTCATAGGTGAGGATTTGCCTATTTCCAGAGATAGAACCGGCGTAGTTCCCAACTGGGATGTTTGTTTGTTTGTTGACGGGAGGAAGAAACTTGAAGTTGTCAACATGACTCAACCTTCGGTCAAAGAAAAGGTTCTCTGTTGCTTCAAGATTTCCAACCGTAACCCAGCCTGGGAGCGTTGTGTTGTCATCCACCCTGAAATCAATCCTGGTTTTGTTCAAAATGAACTCATCTCTGTTGGAATAGAGAAGGTCAGGACTCTTCAAGATCATCAATTTTCTGAAGTTGTTCGCCGCATCAACAACAATTCCTTCCGCCGTCGAAGTGAATTCGGCTGAAGAGGATAGAATTTCCGGCGTTCCTGTTTCCCAACCTTTGACGAGTTGCCCAGAGATTACTCTCACCGGACCCTGGGATGAAGAAAAGATGTTATTGTTTCCAACAACATTCAAAGCACCAGAATCGTCTGCTTCATAAGCAACTTGATCTTGTGGAAGAGCAAAAGCTTCAAAAGTAACAATTGTTGAAAGGCTTTGATCCGGGGATGATCCAGTGACATTGGTGTCGCCAGGAGAATAGACGGCACTTGAATCTCCAAAAGAATAAAAGACCGGAACAAATTTCCCGGTGCCGAGTTGCCTACGTCCCTCATCGGTCAGAATGGTGTCAAGAAGGCGTTGTTTTTGGTTTAGCAGTCCCACTGTGTCCTTTTACCTTCCGGCCCTTCTAGGGTCATTGTCGAACCACGGCAGGGCACTTCTGTATTCCTTGTCGAACAGTCCTGAACAGTATGGATTTGCTTGATAAGCTGCTGCGACATCATTGCTGGAGTAAATGCTTGCTGTGAGCCAGTTGTCGCTTTCTCCAGAAAGCGCGCTGCCTGAAACAAATCGGATTCCTCCACCTTCATCAAAAGGTCCGCCAACTTCTGGATTGGCATAGGTTTTGGTGTAAGGTCTACCCTCTAGCATATCTCGTGGTTGACCGAAACGATCTCGACGGAACACGCAAGAGAACTTGGTTGGCACACCATTTACAATACCATACTTCCAACCTCGAATGATTGCACCCGAGCATTGTGTGTAAACCGAACCAGTTCCAAGAATCACAGTTCCTGCTGCAATGGCAGTTGGCTCAATGCCAAAAAACACTTTGGCTGCGAGCATGGGAGTATCACTGGTAACTGCCGTTGGAAAGTTTGGTTCCCCAAAAACCCCACCCGAGCCAGATCGTTCAATGAACGAATCATAATACTTCGTCCCAAGAAGCTCTGGTTGTCTGACAAAAATCAAACTGTATTTTTTACTCGCGGTAAAACCTGAAGCATCCTTCCAGATTGGTTCATCAACGGGAGGTGAATTTTGGAAAGGACCGAAAGTGATTGGGTATGGCCATGTATCAAACTTTGGAACCGCGTAATACTTCTTTTCAAATGGGCTGGAGTAGCACCATTCAATGTTGTTGATTCTCAAACCTCCCCCGCTTGAGGTTAGAGCGTTTGTTTCTCCTGGGGGCGAGAGAAGTATCATGGCCGCCATTGCAAGTTCGTCTGTATAACCAGGAAAAGCTCCTTCTACCCCAATCTTTCCAGAGCCGAATGTCCCGGATGTTGCCAACGAAGGAATGCTGGGCATAATGGAATCCTCCAGCACTTGTCCAGCACTCTGCAACCTCAAAAACCTTGCTGTTCCACTTTTGTAGAAAGGGTAAACAGTTTGAAGCTGATATTCACTCAGTTTTGTTGCTTGTTGAAACTCACTCGACCCAGAAGAAACACTTCCATACACACCTCTCGTCCAGGGTCTTTCTGGATTAATGGAGGAACTACCAGCAATAATGTTGTCCGTGTAAGTCCCATAAAGAGATTGTCTGGATTCATTGTCAAACTGTGGCATTTTATCCCTCTGTTCCAATCACTGTTTCGTGGATGATATCTGAACACAGGAGTTGGTTGAGTGTATCTTCGTGATATTCTTCCAACTGTCCTGTTTCTTGATTGAATCTCAGGGTTGAACCATAAAGAGTGATTTTGTTCACACCAGTGGTTGCAAACTGAAATGAGGAATGTGTTGTTGTGTTGTTGAAGTAGTTTATTGGCAATTGGAACCCAAACACGAGTTGATCTCCTGGGAGGAGAATGTATGGGTTTGGTTTTGTGTACGCATTGTTGATAGAAAACGTTGGACTACCAGCACCAATAGAGATAGCCGCGGTTCCAATCACATTTGGCTTTGAAAAAGAAGTAACCCAATCCCTACCATTGCCATCAACAAACTGATTCCTCCCAGATTTGTGAAGTTGACATCTAGTCAAGTTGTAACTTCCAAGAGCGCCCGAAAAAGGAAAAAGAACTCCTTCGTCATATTGTAAAGGAACTTTGACTGTGGATTCCATTTTGATTTGAGCAGCAACGGCACCAACGCCAATAATCAATGCTTCTCTGGTTGGAAGGAAGGCGCTTGTGTCGCCACTAGCACTCAAAGAGAACTGAATGTGATCAATCAAATCCAAAAAGGTGTTTCCGGTGAGAGAGGTTGTTGTTGTTGTAAGAAAGTTGCTTGAGCCGCTTGTGATGTATTCAAGAGTTTGTGAACCAACAACTTGATTCCTAACCGCACCCCTTCGATTCATAAGAAAAAATGTCATTATTGCGGTGTTTGAGCTATCTGGAACGGACAAGGTTCCACTGATCTCCAACACAATCTTCTCAAGAAGAAATGGTTCTGCAATTATGTTGCTTGCTGCTATGAGTTGTGAAGATGTTGGCTGAAATTTTGGATGATATGGGAATCCAAAGTTTGATGTCGGACGACCATAAAGGTTAAAAATACCAGCGGAAAAACCTGTTGGTAGACCTCCGTTATCAATTGAAGGAGCAAAGCCAATAGTTTGCTCTTCCAAGAAACCAAGCATTCCATTCAAACCTGAAGCGTAGCTGTCAATCCCTTTTCCTGTCCCAATTCC